ATGGCTGATTTGCTGACTACCCGACAGGACGAATCTATCCAAGCCCGGTTCTGGGATCGCGTTGATGTGCGCGGGCCGGATGAATGCTGGGAGTGGCAGGGCTATCGTGACCGCTACGGTTACTGGCAGGTGCGCACAGAGTCGGGCGTGAAAGCGGCTTCGCGTGTCGCCCTATTGCTGGCGAGCAATCTGCAGCGGTCTGATCTTCACGCGCTGCATAGCTGCGACAATCCGCCATGCTGCAATCCAAATCATCTGCGCTGGGGAACGCCGGCCGAAAACTCGGCGGACAAGTCGAAGCGCGGAAGGCATCGCAACAAGGCGTTTGGCGGGTTCGACAACCCGAACTGCAAAATAGCGCCGGAAGCCCTGCCGGAGATCGTGCGGCTAATCGATGAAGGTGTCCTGACAAATGGCGCGATCGGCACGAGGTTCGGCGTCACTCACGCCATGATCAGCAAAATCAGGACAGGCAACGCGTGGCGATCGCAAGTCGAAGCGATCCGTGTCGGATCTACCCCCACACCGGAGACAGCAGCATGACCCAGGAACCGAACGTGACGCAGGCTGACGATGGCCCATGCACTGATTGCTGGAACACCGGCATCACAGTGCAGACCGAGCGCGCTTGCACTTGTGATGCAGGTGCCTGCCACCGCACCGCCAGCGCGCCCGCTGGTGAGGTGGTGCTGCGGTGGGAGGGGGATGACCTCATGCTAGGGCAAGAAGCTGTTGTGATGGTTTTTCGCGGTGGTTTTAACAGATGGTATTGGGCACAGTATGGACCGCCCGTTGGGACGGGCACTGCTGCGACTGAGGCCGAAGCCAAGTCCGCTGCCGAACAGGCCGTACGCGACTGGCTCGCGCGCGTTGGCCTCGCCGCCCTCGCCCACCCCAGCGGAGACGTTGCCGATCTGGTGGAGGCTTTGGAGCGCATCGCTTCAGGTACTGACATTGGCGGTCCAGATGCTGAAGTGCAGTGCGCTCGCATCGCCAGCGCCGCCCTCGCCAAGCACCGCACCGCAGCGGCGGGAGAAGGGTGATGGGGGACGCATGGCAGACCAAGCCCGAGTGGCGAATGGGTCATTCGTTCAACAACGATCACCCGCTTTTAGACGCGATCCTGCAAGTTCGCCGCCGGAGCGCTGGTGACCTCTCACCCGGTTATCGCAGCGGAGACGTAGGCGAGGCTTACGACCAAGGCGTGTTGGATTGCTACCATGCGATTAAGCGCGTGATGTTCGGCTTTCCGGCGCTTGATTGGAAACAACCGCCACGCTCACCAGTCGCCTCGCACCCGAAGGAACCCCGCCCATGACCGACCTACCCCAGCGCATCGAGGCGGCAGAAGGGGCGGAGCAGCGCAAGTGCTTGAACTGCGACCGAACCATAGCCGGTCATGTGATGCTCTGCCAGCGATGCTTTGATGACGACCAGGCCTACGATGATCGCGGCGAATGCGCCAACTGCGGTGGCGAAGGCGTCACCTACGGCTGCTCATGGGATTGGCAGTGCGAAACCTATGACGAAGGCGAAGGCACCTGCTTGTGCGAGCGCCCTTGCGAATGGTGCGCCGCCGCCCTCCGCGCAAGAAAGGACCGTGGCGATGGGCGTTGAAAGCATCGCCGCGCGGCTGCCTTATCGCATGGGCTACAAGTCACCAACCGAGCGCGAAGAGATCATGGAGCGCCGCCGCGAGAACATCGCGTTTGCAAATGCGCGCGGACATTCCGTTTCGTTTAAATCGCACCTTCTTTCGGATTGCTCACCGTTCACCGAATGGTGTGCGCGCCACATGTAAGGAACCAGAGCATGACCCCCATGACTGACGACCTCGACAAGCTGGCGCGGGGGCTGACTGCGGCGCAGCGAAAGGCGCTGTTGAGCGCGTGGGCGACTGCCTTGGGCTTTTTACCCTCAGTAGAAGGCGAATGCCGATTATCAACCCTGAAGGGGCTGGAACGGCGCAGGTTGGTTTCGCAAACAAGTTTCTGCCTCACCCCCCTCGGCCAGCGCCTCAAAGCCCACATCGAAAGGACCGGCGATGGCATTCAATGACTATCATGCTTGCGACAACTGCGGCGAGCGCAAGACCTTTTACGATGCCGACATGGACCCTGAATGGGTCGATGGGGTTTGGCGCTATAATTACAGCAAGAGCGGTGTGGAAGGCGCACCAGCGTTCCCCGGTTATCGCCTCTACGCGCTCTGCAATGTCTGCGAGAAAACACACGAGATAGTTATTCGCGAAAGGACCACCCCCATGCCGACTAACCCCGATCTGGCCGCGCTGAGTGAGGCGGCGACGCCCTGCCCTTTTTGCGGGGCGGCGGGAAAACTCATCCACCCCATGGGCGAATGGGTGAGCCGCGAAGAGGGGTACGGACCCAACGGTTCGAGAATAGTCTGCACGTCTCCTGCGACAGTCTGTTGCGCAATGACCTCCGCATTTTACGGGCCCGACCAAGACGCTCAAGCCATCGCTGCGTGGAAGCGCCGCTCCGGCGACCTCGTGCTGATCGACCGCGAGGGGATGCGGGAGAGGAAGTTCACTCTCGGTCAGCGCGTTACCAAGATCAAGGGCAGCAAGTGGACCGGGCGCGTTGTCGGCTTCTACAGCACAAACCTGACGCCGGTTGGCTATGCCATCGAAAGCGAGAACGAACCGGGCAGTGTGCAAATTTACCCGGAAGCCGCCATCGCCGCGATCCTGGGGGAGGGGAAGTGATGCTCTCACAAGCAATCAAGGAATGGTTTTGCCGCCATTCGTGGCAGCGCAGCCGATACGTCAACCTCGCAACCGGGGAGAACCTTGGTTGCCTATGCACCAAGTGCGGAATGTGGAAGCCATGACCGACTGCCAGCACACGACGCAACGTTTTAATCAGGTGGGCGAGGAGCGTGGCTGTTACTGCATCAACTGTGGCCTCAAAACGATGGCTGTCGAAGATCATCCGTGCGGTGAATGCTGCCATGTATTCCGAAGCGCTGGCTACACTGGATGCAGCAAGCACTTGATGGCTGTCCACGAAAACATGCGCGTATCCTACAAAATAACAGAAGGTTCATGCTGGGAGCAAAAGCCATGACCGCGCCGTTTGATTGGGCTGGGCTGTGGAACGAAGCGCATCAAATGTGGGCAGATGAGCGTGGTGCGGCAGACATTGCCAACCACCTCCGCACCCGCATCGAGGCCGCGTTTGTGCCGGTGGAGCGGCATGCAGCGCAGCTTGTAGTCCAGAGCCTTTTGCGTGCCAATGCCACCACCCGCGCCGAAGCAGCCGAGGCTGTAGCGGACGACGTACACAAGGCGTTGTGGGCAGCCGAGGCCCGCGTGAAGGCGCTGGAGGAGGCTTTGCTTCCCTTCGCTCGCATTGCAGATCACAACAACCGGCTTCCAAAAGGGGCTTCCGTTGGCGTCAATATCGACCGATGCAGAGACGCCCGCCAAGCCCTCGGAGGTGATCATGAGCACGGATGAACTGGTGGAGCGGCTGCGGATACGCATGACAATCGTTCAGGAACTTGACTGCGTGGAGTGGGTGCCGGACCCTCTTTGCCAAGAAGCCGCCGACACCATCGCCACCCTCACCGCCCAACTCGCCGAAGCGCGGGCGAGCGAAAGGGCGGCTGTGGTGGCTTGGGTCAGAGCACAGTGCAAAGCCGGTGAGGATATGGGTTTCACTGCGCAGGCCCGAGCCATTTCCAGTTTTGCTACCGCCATTGAACAAGGGGGCCACCTGACATGACCGACGAGATCGAATCTGTGAAAGCAGCGATCCTTAGTGCTCCGACGCGCAACGGAATTGTTGGCGACTTCCTCCATGATGACGAAGCGTTGAGCATCGCCCTCTCCGCCATCACCGCGCTCGACAAGCACCGGGCCGAACGCGCGGGGGAGGTGGAGAAGCGGTTGCGGTCCATATGGCCCACAGGTTCGCCCAATGAGGCGGCAGGAGCGGCTATCATGGACCAAGCCGCCGCCACCATCGCCGCACTACGGGCCGAGCTGGCAAAGGCCGAAGAACGCGGCGTGCGGATGGGGATCGAGGCGGCGCTAGACCGGCTATCGTCTGATGATGTGGAAGCGGCATTGCGGAATTTGAACACCCCGACAGGCCGATCTGTCTTGATCCGTGCCCGCGCCCTGTCCGAACTCGCCGCCGCCGATGCTGTGCTGCTGGACTTGCCGGATACCCTTGCCGACAGCGATGGGGATGATGGGGCATAAGATCGCAGGCCGCGCGCGTTGAAGGGCGCGTGAGGCCGAGACGAAGCGCCAAGCGGTTCGCCGCTACCTTAGCAAGTCAGGGCCGCTTGTGGCGCGAAAGGCCTACTTCTCCACGCACCCCGAGATCAGCGCCATCGCCTGATCAAGCGCTGAGCTCAGCCGCAGCGCGTCGGCGGCGAGCAGATCCGCATCGCTCACGGCATTGCCCGTCAGCTTGTCGCCCACGCGCGGCGGCACGCCGGGCACGTCGCTGGCCTTGATGCAGGGAACGGGAACGGGGACTTCCACGCGCTCGGTGCGGACTTCGATTGCCGGCGGCGTGGAATGCGCGCACCCGGCGAGAGTGAAGGCGGTCATACTGAGCGGGGCGAGGATCAAGCGACGCATCACAGTTGTCCTTTCGCAGCCATGACGGCCGGGCTCGTCCGGCAGTTGTCACCGGTGCCCGCAGAAGCCCGCTGAGCATCGATCCGGGCGGCAAGGTCCTCACGCACCGCCGAGCGGTCCTTCGCTGCGCCCAGCGCCGCCTGTCCGGCCAGAACGCGCTTGTCGGCGTCCGCCTTCAGTCCCTCGACGGCAGCGTTCTGCTCATGCAGCGCTTTGGTCAGCTTGTCGTTCGATTGGATGGTGACTTCTTCGGCCTTGCGCCAGCCGTTGCGCTCGAGCGTCAGGGCGTCGACTTCGCGCGCGCGCATCGCGCAAATGTGCCACTGCCAGAGATTGAGCGCGACCGACACGGCCAGGACCGCGCCCAGCAAGTGCACCGGCGTGGCGGTGATCCAGCGCCATTGATCCTTGATCACGCCTTCTGCGTCGGCGAGCCAGCGCCCGAAGAGCGCCATGATAATAGAGGCGATCATGGTTGCGCCTCCGGAGAAGCGGCCGAGCCGGTCGGCTTGAGCACGGTGATGCCTTCCTTGGCGACGACCTGCGCCATCCAGTTGGGAAAGGGGACGAGGTGAATGCCCGTGCCGGCGCCGCGGTGGCAGCTGGCACAGATCACCACGAGGTTGCGGATATCGTCGGGGCTGGCGATCGGCTTGTCGCCCAGCTGCGCGGCGTAGCCGTAGACGTCCAGCCGGTGCGCCATTTGAAGCACCTTGCCCGGATCGGCAAAATCCCATTCGGCCCACTCGATCAGGAAGTGATGGACCTCCCGGTGATCCTTGCCCCCGCAGCAAAAGCACGGCGTGTCGAGCTTGGTGACCAGCGTCCGCTTGTTCGCCGTGAACTCCGGGCTCTCCGTGCGCTGGGCATGCGCAGGATACTCGACGTCGATGCTGATGGTCTCGCGCTGGTCGTGCGCGGCAACGGGATCGGTTGCAACCATGATCATGTCAGGCGTCCTTCAGGCAAGCGGCGCGCTCACGCTGGCGGCGCGAGGTAAGTCCATCGATGGGGCACAGCCACTTCCCGTCCTTTTTCCGGGTGCAGGCCTTGCCGGGGCGTGGTGCTGAAAATGTGGCCTTGTCCCACGGCAGGAACGCATCACAGGCAGGACCGATCTTGCCGCTGTCGACCAGCTTGCGCGCGGTCGACCCGCACCAGCTTGGCGAACCGATGTTGTAGGCCATTGAGACGGCGGCGAAGCGCACGTTGTCACGTCTCGGGATGGTGAGCGCGAGCCCGGGCGTGCAGCGCATCACGTCGCTGGCAGTGGCGACCAGTTCTTCCTCGAGCATCACGCTGCACTGCGGCTCGGTGAACTGATCCTTCACCGTGATCGGGCGACCCTTGTACCGGGTCAGGCCGTCGCACGCCGTAGCGACGCCGACGCTATCGAGATAGGCCCTGAGGTACTGCGGCCCCGCGATGTGCTTGAGCGAGGCCGTGCCATCGACCTGAAAACTGACTTCGACCTTGCGGCCCGATTCCTCGGCCGGCACCGCCTTGAACAGCATCGTGGCGGTGGCAATGCCTACCAGCGCGACGAGGGTGCCCTTCCTGGCGCGCGAGGGCTGCGGCGGCGGGTTACTGGCCATCGGGCGCCCCCTTCGGCTTGATCCCCGGCTGCTGGCGGGTGCGGGCCCAGATCGGGATCACGGTGAAGACGGCGAACGTCACCAGCGGGCGGTAGTGCTCCGGCACCAGCGCCAACGCTTGCTGCGTCTCGTTGGGGTAGGCCACGGCATAGCTGGCGAGCGGGCCAACAAGCAAAGCCAGCTGCACCGAGGTGTACTGCAGCCAATAGCGCGCAGAGGCGCTGGCCGCGTTGATGCGATCGATGAGGGTCATGGATTGTCTCCGTCAGGTTCCGCGCTCTGCCGACTTGGGCGGTCGGCTACGCGTCCGGTCAGCCACCATTCGCGATAGCGGATCAGCCACCAGCCCAGCGTGGCGGCAAGCACGAGGAACGACAGGATCGGTGTCAGGATGCCCGCCCAATAGGATATGACGGTCACAAGGCCGGTCATTCCTGCTGCGTTGTCGAGCAGGTGCTTTGCGTCGTGCTCGACCATCATGCCCCCAGCGCTCGCCAGTGATGAACGCGGCCGGTGCCGTCATTATAGATCGTGAAGCCGCCGGCGCTGGGAGTAGAGATACCCGACGAGCCCTGTACCGATCCGCTGCTGATCGAACTGTCGACCCATGAGATCTGAACGTTGTAGATCGCCGAGATCGTCAATTCGGGGAAAAGGCTGGCGAACGATACGGTGGCTGAACTATCTTGGCCAATTGAGATCTGGCCCCACATCTCAAGCACACCGCTGGCGCGCTTTTCGTAACCGTTGGTGCCAAGCTGAGCTGCAGGGATGCCAACTCGCGCCCAGTTGGCCGCGCTCACCCCATCCGGGTCTGTCGTGTTGCCATCAACGAGGTTCAACCATTCGACGCCGTTTGTCGCCGAGGATGCCAGCTTGGCGCCCTTGGCATAACCGCCGATCGCGGACGCGAACGTCGCGTCGAACAGGGCGGGGCCGCCCGCTTGGTTCCATTGCGCCTGCTCGCTGAGCCATTTCAGAATCGCGTTTAAGTCTTTTCCATTCGGCGGAACGCCGCCCGAGCCTTCAGGTGTGAAGCATTCAATCGGAAAACCGTCCTCGAGGCTGGCCGGTGCATCCGTCGAGCTTGCCGTCTGATGCGCAGTCGGCAGCGTGCGAATGGTGGTTGACGTGGCCCCATTTGCGAAGGGGATCGGAAACCGATCAGGAAGATCGCTCTGGTTCATTTCACGGGGTCTCCACCGTGACCGCAACCCCAGCCGGCTTAGGCAAAGCGCCGGATTGAGTGACGATCGCGTAATCTACTTTCGACGGAGCCGCGCTGAAGACATAGGTCATGGTCATGTCTGCGTTGTCGCGAACGTAGACGTTGCCGTAGCTGGGGAAGAGCGCGCGCAAGATCGCATTGACCGACGGGATCGAGCAGTTCGTGATATTGAGCGCTGCCTTGGCCAGGATCATCTGGCGATAGGCATCGTCGGAGACGCTGTAGTTCGGCGTCAGGCGCTGGGCAGAATAGAACACGCCTTCGCCGAAAGGCACCGCGCTCGGTTGATCGGAGAAGCCCAGATAGTCGGCTGTGCTGATATACAGCGACCGCGCCACACCGACGATGCGCCCCAACAGATCAAGGCCAAAGCCCTGCGCGGTGTCGACATTCCACACCCAGTCCCGAAAGCCTGAGAGCTGAGCCTGACGGTCAATCGCCGTGCCCATGGTATCGAGGATCGCGAGCAAGATCGGGCTGTTTGCGTACTGGCTGAGTACGGTATCGCGGATCGAAAAAAACGGCTCTGCACCGTCGCCGGGGCTGCCATAGCCGAGCGGGAAGGAACCGAGGGCGTCTGGAACGATCATGCCAGCGCAACTGAGATATTGGCCCGCGCGATGCTGGCGATCTGGTTGATGTTGAATGCCGCGCTCGAAGCCGTGGGCGAGCTGGTTGTGCCAATTGCTATCGAGGTCAGCTGCACCCAAGCGCCCAGCGCTGCAATGGCCTGAGCGAACTGCAGCGCGTAGACGGTGCCGCCGATGGTCGGATCAAATGCGGCGATAATGGCATCCTGCACCTGCGTCACCGCATCGGCAGGTACCGTGCCATTGTCTGCCAACGTGACCGCGACATAGACAGGAACAGCCGCCGGGCGCTGAAACTTCACGGTGTAGGAAGGATAAGGCGCGACGTACCCGGTCTTGTCGGTGACTGTGACGGACGTGCTTCCGACCATCCCGCAGCCTGGCGGTTTGCGGCTCCAGATCGCCGCGGCAATGTCGCTGTCGAGGCCGCCTTGCACCGCGACATAGATCGAACGCGCTGCGACCGAGACGCCGCCGATGGTGAGAGCGGAACCGGTCGAATTCTCGGTCACGTAGACGTCGGTGACGTTCAGCACGTTCAGCACCGCTGCCTTGATCGCAGGCAAGATGCCGGCCGCGTTCAGTGCAACGCTGGCTTGCCGGCGCGCCTCGAACTCAGGCGCCGTTTCCTCAAGGCGTCCCAGCGTTCCATCTGCAGCGTTCGTGATCGAATCCCAGCCCGTGACCGTGCGATAAATCCGGTTCAATGATCCTGCCGGGCACGTGATCGGGCCTGTGTTCAGCGCAGCGAAAGTGACGGGTACCGAACCGCTTGAGGGGATTGTGGCTGCCCCGGTGCTGTAATAGATCGTGCCGTCGCTGGCCTGTGCGAGGGATCCCTGCGGAAGAACTGTGCCCGAGGCCCCTGCGCAGGTGCAGATTACGGTCGTCGGTGTGGCGGCGATGCGCTCAAGGAAATAGAGCCGCCCGATCGCATCCTGCATCCGGCCCGATGAGCGCGCGGGGTCGACGAGGTTGACGTATTGGGCGAGCAGGTCATTGCTGGCGCCCAATGCGGCGGTGAGCGACGTCACAAGTTGGCCCTGCGGTGTCGCATCGGATTGGTTAAGCCTGCCGCCAAATGCGGCCTGAAAATCAGCCCACAGCGCGGATTTGATCGCGTCCTCGGTCGGAAGGACGATACCCCCGGTCGTGAAGGTGGGGACAGGGATCGTCATAGCGTGGTCGCTCCACCATTGAACTGGACCTGGCCGGAGAGGCCGCGCGCGGTAATCGACGAGAGATAGACCGTGACATTGGCTACCCCGGGCACGCGCTTGGCGGCGGCGACGAGGTATTCCTTGATCAGCTGCACCGGCACGGCCCGGCCGAGGATGTCGGTGATGTACGGAATGCCGATGGTCGTGTCGTACCATGCCTCGCCGAGGATCAGCCGGCACTCGGACGCGACGTCTTGTTCCTGCGCGTAGGGCTCAACCGCAACGGCGATGTCGCCGGTTGAGGTCAGACACAAATCCCACTGCGTCCGGTCGAGAAGAAGGGTTGCGGCCATGTAAACTAGGGTAGGCCAACCACTGCCTCAGGAGGGCGGCCCAGTCGTAGCGGTTCCCGCCGTGACGCCGCCATGGGTATGCGTCGAAAGCGCCTTGCCGTTGCCTGTAACTTCGCCGGTGGCGGTGATGGCACCGGATGAGGTGATATCCTCGCTCACCGTCAGGCTGCCGGTGATTTGCGTGTCGCCGGCGATCTCGACCGCGCCTGTAAGCTTGATCGTGGTAGCTTTGACCTCGACCTGACCGTCTTGAACGTCGATCCATGTGGTCGCGGTCGGGCCGAGGAAGCCGCCGAGATAGAGCCCATCGGCCCAGTCGAACCGGCGGCGCGAAGGCGGCGGCGCGGCGTCCTTGGTTGCACGCACCGAAGATGTGTCGGAGTGGCAGAACGAGGCCATGCCTATGTCGCCGACAACCGGAACTGCCCGGATCGCGGCGGGGCCCGCGCGCAAGGTGAAGAAGGGCAGATTGTGAATTGTGCCATGCGGTACCGCCACGCCAGCGCCGTCGATCTGATGAACAAGCGGCTCGACGTCGACGGTATCGCCGTTGACAGCCACGATGCGAACCAGCGCGGTTGTCGCCATCCCGTTCATGACCTTGCGCGCGATGAACTCGATAAGCGAGGCATCGTTCTGCGTGTCGCGGACGCTGCTTTGCCCGGTGATCGTCATGCCTGACTGTCCAGGTAGCTGGTTTCGATGTCAGTGAACCACTGGCCATTCGGCACGTTGCTCTCAAGGCGGTGAGCAAGGGCGCGCACGGTCCACTGCCCATTCGCCGCGGAGAACGGTGTCGTCACGCGCACGAGGCGGCCGTAGTCAATATCTGGCCGATAGAGCGTCGAAAATTGCAAGCCGCCTTGGGTGAACGCGGGATAGCCGACAAGGCCGGTTTCCACATTGATCGGGATAGCCTCTCCGGCTCGCGCTCCATTCTTCGGCCAGATCGCGACGACTTTGGCAACGTCATCGACTGTCCAGTTGCAATCCACGTCGCGACAAATTGCTTCGATCTGCGATTTCGGAGAGCCAGGCTTGTAGGGCGTGTTGAGCGTGGCGTTCACGCCGCCATTCTCGAAGCCATAGCCGATCTGAGATGCGATCTGCAAAACCACGGTCCCGGCGTCGACGGCGCCATTGTAGCTGGTGGGCGGGATCGTCTGCGATAGATCGACCAAACCCGACGCAGCCGACACATGGAACATCACGTCAGGCTGCTGACGTCCATCCGCCCAAGCTTCCATGATCCCGCCCGAAAAGCACACCGCGCCGCCGGCCGAAATCCGCAAGCTGTTGTAGGGACGCTGTTCGAAGAAGAACTTCTGGGTCACGGTGAGCTTGTTCATGAGGTCGAGCGACATGCCCCAGACCTGCACATCAGCGCGGGCAAACTGAATGCCGTCGTGAACCACGTTGACGGAGCAGCGCAGGCCGTCGAGCGTGATTGTATCTTGCCCAGCTGCGCCGAAGTCGCCCGCGCCAAGCTGAAATGTGAGAGACACCTTGCGCTTTTCGAAGCTCATCGCGCCAGCACCAAGGCATAGCGAGTTGCCAATCCGAGCCAATTCGGGTCGGAATTACCCTGCTTGTCGATGAACGCGAAATCGCCGGGAAAGCCGAGATAGGGCGCATTGATGATCGGCACGCCGTCGCGGCAGAGGACGCTCGAAACCAAAGGCACGCCGCCAACCGACACGTCAGCGAAAAGCCCGGTGGACTTCTGCGCCAGCGTGACCAGCGCGCCAATCCCGCCGATCGGCACGAACAAGCTCTGCGATGGCGTGTTCGGAATAAGCGGGATGTTCTGGATGGTCTGTATTTCGCCTTCGAACGGCTTGATCGGCTTCACGTCCGTGATTGCCTTGAGTTCCGCGCTGGGCGCCTCAGGCTGCACCGTGCCGGCGCTCACGGGGCTTGCCGCGCTCGGTTCTTTGCTGTTGCTCGTGGTGGCAGTTGCATCGACGCGGATCTCGCGCAGGATCAGCTCGGCAGTGATGAGGTTCGCACCCTGCTCGCGGCTGCGGTCAATCGATACCCGCTCAATGTTGACGTTCAGATGCGACCATTCTGGCGTGACGACGTTGTAGAGCTCGGTGTCGCCGCGCAGTTCTTCGATCGTGCGCAGGAACTCCCGGCGTTCATCGAACCTCCCGCCTTTGCAGAGCTGCACCCGTACCGCGAAGGGCAACGCGACCTTGTCGTAGCTTTCGAACTGACCGTCCTGAAGCGGATAGTCCGCGATGCGGTATTCGGCGTCGTAGCCGATGGAATTCACCGTGTCTGCTGTGACAGCAAGGCTGTTGTCGCTGGCGCGATAGATGCCCCACTGGTCCTTTTTGGTCGCGGTGACCGCAATCGCATCCCCTGTCAGTCGACCTGTTGCCGCGCCTGTGCTGTTGCTGGCATCGCGCAGGACCGAAGGAACGCCGGGCGCGATTGGCACATCGGGGGTAAGGGGACCTGCCATCAGGGGTTCACAATCGGATCAGCTTGAGCGACGGCCATGCGGCGGCGGACCGCGCTGTTCATGTCGCGCGCGATGCCGTTTGCGTCAGTGGCGGCAGTCTTGATGTGAATGCCGCCGTGGATGGTGATCACGCCGTTCCGGCTGTGTGCGCCGATGAAGCGGCTAGCTTCCCTGAGGTCACGCGTCGTTTCGTGGCCTTTGGCCGGACGCAAGAAACGACCGATCATGGCCGGTGCTGTACCAAGCCCGCGCTGAGCCAGCACGGCAGCACCGCCCGGATCGCCGCCGTTCAGTTCCGACCACAGAAAATCTAGTTGCTGCTGTAGGTTGGGGTGATTTCCGTAGCGCCGGAAAAGTTCTTTCTTCCGATTGCCCAGCCATTGCGAAAGCCCGTACGCACCCGACTTCTGGTTCAGCGCATCAGGATCAAGGCCGCTCTCTGCATAGAGCGCCGCGGTGATCCCGAGCGCTTTGTTGCTGGCAAGGCCTTTGCTTCTGAAAAAGCTGTAGACTTCGGATTCGTGGCCATGCTGCCCCATAGGCATGCCGCTGCCAGAGGTGCGAAATTCGAACAAGCCGGGGATACCCCAGCTTGACCCGCCGCCTTGTGTTCCGGCACCGCTGCCACCGCCTGGAACGCTACCACCCAGCACCTTCACCAATTCGGTCAGCAGCGGCACGATCTGGTTGAGGATCGGCACCAGTGCCTTCTGAAGCTGGGCGTTGAGGTCAGCCATCTCCTTTTGCAGGTTTTCGGCTTCCTTGGCGGTCTTCTCCGCATCCTTCGCGCTTGCCTCATACTGCTTGAGCAGCTTGTCGACGCTGTCCTTGCCCTGCATGAGGAAGTAGATCGTCGATTGCGGCAGGCCGATCTGCTGGAGCAATGCGGAATAGAGCTGCGGATCCTTGCCAGCCAGCTTTGAGCCAGCGAGCTTCGACAAGATGCCGCCAGCGTCCTTGTCGCGCAGATCGTTGCCGGTGATCCCGAGCCGCCCGAATGCGGCTTGCTGCGCCGGATCAAGTGCGCCGGTCCGAAACCCGATACGTGCGTTCTGAATCGTCTGAAGCGCGGTGTCGGCATCGCCAGCCTGCCCACCAACACTCTTGACCGCCTGCCGCCATGCCCAGATCTGCTTGACCGACATGCCGATCGCATTGCCGAAGCGGTCAGCCGAAGCGGCGCCGGTAGCCATGTTGGCGAGAAAGCCGGTGATCGAACGCGCGCCGAGGAATGCCAGGCCGAGCCCGATCACTTCGCGCGAGACGCTCTTAATCGCTTCGCCGGTCTTGCGGCCAGCCTGCTCCATGCCGTCGAAGGTCTTCTTCGACTGGTCGCGCAGGCGCTTGTTGCCCTCATCAACTTCGCGCTCGCCATCCTTGTAGCCCTTGGTGTCAAGGCGGAAGGTGGCGACGAAGGCGTCGATGATGTGCTCTGACATTGCGCGCTCCGATGGTGTAAGGTCAGGATATGAAGCGCATCACCCTCACGCTAATCGGTCTTGCACTTGCCGCGCCAGCGACAGCCAGGCCCATCACTGCAGCAAGCCTTGAGCGTCAATGGTTTGCGCTGGATCGGGAATGCAGGGGCGGCAATCATGAACCCGAAGATGCTGTCTGCCGGAAGCGCGATGCGGTGGAAAATGCACTGGCGCGGCGCGGGCGGTGCTGGGCGTATCGTGACCCAAGCGTGTTCCCGTATCAGTACCGCTGGCACGACTGCCGCCAACGGAGACCTTAACCGCGTTCCGCAGCTTCTTGCCCGCGCCGTTCATTCTCGGCTTCGACTATGATAGTCTCCAGCAGCAGATAGAGGTCTTCAAGGCTATAGTCGCGCTGCAGCTCAAGCAAACTCGCCCGGCCAGCGTTGATTACTGCGCCGCAGGTGCCGGGGATGTTGACGAAGTCCGCTGGTTCGAACCGATTCCCGCCAGCGCCGCCAAATTCGAGAGCGCGGCGGCGATCGAAAAACCCAGATGCAGTTCCAGCACCTCCGAGCGCAACTTGAGCAGGGTCGCGACGTCTGCGATGTCGCCGTCATTGAGGTCGTCACCGCGCATAACCGGACGGCTGAGCGGGCGGCCCGAGTTCGGGTCGATCTTGTTCGGATCAGGCACGAATGTGATGCAGCCCAGCATCTCGTCCAGAAGCGGTTCAGCCTCTTCGAAGGGAAGCGCCTTGAACGCCTCCAGGCCCGCGATCAGGATGCCGACGGCACCAGATCGGATAGTTTCGTCGCCAACCTCGACGCCCGCTCGGCTCAGCGCCATGAGCGCGCGCGTGGCCCAGCGTTCGGCATCATAGGCAGATTTCTCGACGATCAGGAACGTCTTGCCATGATCGCGGCCCTCAACCTCGATCACGACGGTCTTATGCTTGCGCATTGATCACCTCAGAATGCGGGTGCGGGCGTGACGGACTGCCAGATGATCGAGAAGCGGCGCGGCTGCGCAGTCTTGCGCAACGCCGGGATCGGGACATAGCCGGTAAGAACACCGCGCGTCATGGCATAGCCCTTCTGCGTGCCCGGGATCAGCAGTGAGCCAGACGCAAAATAGGTTTCGCGCGCCTGCTGCTCAAACGTGAACCAGTTTTCGAAGAAGTCGATGCTCGAGCTGTCGGCCTGCAGTGTGATGTTCTGCGTGACGGGAACGGGCACGAAGCCGGCACTGAGACGGCCATCGATGCCCATCATCGTTTCCTTGGGCGTGATGGCGTCCATATCGGTCATATCGTCGGTCGAGAAGCCTGCGATCTGGATCGGGATCGGGAAGATCGTGTCGACCGCGAGAAGGAGCTTCGCGTTTGCGCTGGTGAGCGTCCGGGTGTTCATCGGTCGGGCCCCTTACTGGACGTTGAGCGAGGACAGGACGATCTGCTGCACCGACTGACCATCGGTGTAGAAAATCGTGGTGACGGGCGAACCGCGGTTAGCGCGCACCGGGGCGCCAGGATCCTTGACCGAAACGTACCAACCCCGGCGAGACAGTGTGCCCGCGATGTCCTTACCGGCGAGGTTGTTCACGATGATCGCCTGCTCGGCGCTGAGTGTCACGCCCGCCCGGATCGCGCCGAAGTTCAGAGCATCGTCGATCACACCGCGCAGCGATGCCTCGATCAGCGCATAGCCATCGGAATTGTAAGGCACCTGCCCGACGTTGGTCAGCAGGTTCAGCAGCGCGAGCTGGGCCGCGTTGTTCATCCAGACCTGACAAATCCACGAATCGATCCAGCGGAACACGCCCGAAACTTGGCCGGGATAGAACACCGTCCATTGGTCGTTGGCGGTGCCGTAGGCGCCCACGAAGTTGTAGCCGTTCGCCGCAAGGTTCGCGGCGATGGTCTGATTGGTGACGCCCGCCGCGACATTGCCGGACCTGAAGGCCATGGTGAACCGGCCATTATCCCGGCTGAAATCGGTGCTGGCGAGCGCGCCCATGACGAACGCAGCGACCTTGATGCCATTGCTGGAATCGTAGACCAAAGCACTGGAGCCATAGTCGTTCGCCACGACCTGCGCGCCAACCGAAGTCGTGTCGCCTGATACGGTGGCCTGCGAGTTGTTGTCCCACCCGACGTAAAGATAGCGGTTTGCCTGCCCGTCAGCCCAGATAGCGAAATTGAGCTTGTCCGTGTCGGTCGGTTCGAACACCGTGCTGAACGACACGAAATCCTGCGTAAGCGCGGTAATGGCCGACATGCACGATGCAGGCGTATCGACGGCAGCGCCCTGCGAAACCGTCGCTCCAGCGGCAGCGGTAAGCCGCAGGCCGGCCGAGAGCGAGCCAGACGCAGCGGTGATGGTCGAGGTCGCACCGGTGGAGCTGTTCGTGAAGACGAACGCATCGAAGTTGCTGCTGTAGCTGACCGTGAAGCCGGGCGAGGTAAAGGCCGCCTGGATGATCGACGCCGCATTGTTGAAATCGGTGGCTGCCGACAGGTTGATCGAGGAAGACGTCTTGGCCACGCCGCCCACGGAAATCGTCAGTACGCCGGACAGCGCCTGAAGTTGGGTCAGGGTCAGGCCCATGCGCCCGCCGCGCAGGAAAGCCGGGGCCGCAGTGTCGACGTAGCGGTAGAACTTGATCTGCGCGGGCTTCAGGAACGAATTGTCGTACCCCGCGAAGTAGACGGTCGCCATCGTCGCTTCATCGGACAAGGCGCCGAAGTAGGCAGCGACATCAGCCTGCGACGAGAACGTAAGCACGGTGCTGGTGGGCACGATGGTGTTCGACGTCAGCACAAGCCCGACGAGATCGAGGCCAGTGCCGCCAGCGCTGATCACGCCGGGAATGACGTTGACGATCGCCGAAGCGGGGATCGAATTATTCGGCATGTGTGACCTCCGACAAACCTGTAATGATGGTATCGGCAAACTGGGTCGAGACGGGCGTCACGATGTTGCCATGCATCGCAGCCTCGAAAGTCCAGCGCTGAAGATATTGCTGCTCACCGGCCACTAGCGGCAACTGCGCGGGCTCTGTGCAGTAGAGAGGCGCAAGGCCCGAAGCGGCAAGCTGATCAGCCGCCCAGGTATCGCGGAACACAGTGACGATGGCCTGCGTTGTCTCCGGGCTGGCCGGTCCATAGACGTCGACCTGCACATCAAGGCGAGTGGAGAGACCAATGTCGGTTCGGCCCGCTGCGGGCGCCGGATCGGTTGAAGGAACAGCGGCGCGCTCGTTCGTCGCCATCGCAACGCGGCGCGTAGGTGTGATCGCGCACCAGTTCTTGCCCTGCGGCATCGGCACGCGGCTGACCTGCCCCTGCACCACTTCAGTGCCGCTCGGCACGACAAGCAGGAGCACCGCGCGCAGGGCCGTCATGGCCTGCTCTTGCGTGATTGAAGGCGTCATGCCTCGGGGTCCTGCATCTGCGACGTGATCGCTGCTTTCGACCAGCCAGCACCCGGCCAGCCCTCCAGCAGCGCAACGACAAGCCAGGTCTGGCCGCGCAGACCGGCCGGTGTCTTGGCATCGGTACCGAACACGATGATGTCGCCGCCCGAATTGGATGGCCGATCGACGCTTGAAAGCTGGATGTTCGCGTAGACGCTGGCTTGGCCGTTTGAGATATTGAGCTTGTCGAGGTGCTGCAGTTCCTTCTGGGTCAGGGCCTGCACCTGCACCGTGATCGGCTCATCGGCAGCGTAGTTGGGCACTTGTCGACCGGAATCGCTGAGCGTGTAGCCGGTTGAGCGCCGCAGCGTGGCGACGATGTTCGGGTTTATGCTTGATGTGAGGCTGTTAGCGATCCCACGCAGGTTCATCGCACTTCCTTGTCGACGGAGGCGAGCAGGTTGCCGGTCCAAACGAGCGGCTTTCCAGCGGGCGCCGTCTCTCCGGCCGCCACATCACGCCGCGCTTCCTGCACATCACCGAACGTCTGGCCGCCCATGGGAAAACGCTGCTTGAGCAGATCGGTGACCGGGCTGTTAGCAGGGCCGGTCGTCTGGACGATTGCCTCGCGCAGCTGGCCCGCCATGCCTTCGCCCATGAGCTCCAGCGCCTTGTCGGCCTCGTTATCGGTGGCTGCCAGCACCGCGGCGAATTGCTCGCCCCATTGTGGTGACTTGTCGGCGATCATGTTGGAAAAGAACGGGCGTGGGGGAATGCCCGCGCCGGGCGCGCCGAAGTTGTTCAGCGCGGCGACCGTGGCGACTGAGGTGCCGTCGGGATAGGTCGCGCCTTCGAGAAAGCCGACCCGCACCTCAGATGCCTTGCCGAGCTTGTCCACAAGCGCGCGGATCGCAGCAATCGAGCGTTCGCCGCCGCTTACCTCCGCCATACCGGCCGCTCGAACACGTAGGCCGGCGCAGCGACATAGGTCGCGCTGCGATAGGGTTGCGAGGCCTTCCAATAGGTCAGGCCGTACTGCGTCTGCTGGTACCATGCCGCCGAACCGGGAAGGGTGCCGGTGTCCATTGAAACCGAAACCGAGCCTTCCGACGCGGAAGCCACTCGCCCGACCTGATCGGCTGAGCGCCCGGAAGCGCCAGCCAGCGCGGCGATGTGCGCGGTGAGCATGTTGAGCAGGAGACCGCGCACCGCGATGTCGGAGACAGGGGAGTCGTCGCTGTTGTCGAGGTAGATGCAAGCCTCGGCGAAATACAGAGACGCGAGCGCCTCATCGACGCCCGCGAACTCTGGATAGCGCGCAGCCCAAGCGGCGTAGTTGAACACCGCCTGCGCCACATCAATTCTCCTTGGCGACGACCTCGACGCCAAGCTCGTCGGACGACTTCTGTTCCAGTCCGGTCGAAACTTCAGGCGCACGCTCTGCAGCTTCAGCATCGGCCTTGTTGGCAGCGGCCGCGAAGATCGCACCGTTCAGGACAGGCGGGAAGTTGCCCACGGATTCCTTCCAGCCGGTGAACCAGTCGGCATCGACACCATGGGTCATGCCATAGCCGTCGATCAGGATCGGATCCTTGGTGACGGGGTCGAGCATGCGCGCGCCGTTGAAGGTGACGGACTTGCCGGCGAACTCGGCGACAAAGCCGAACGGAAGCTTCGAACAAACGGTTACCGTTGCCATGGATCAGGCCCCCAGCATCTGCACAATGGCGATCGGGTAGCGCAGGACGGTGCCCCACGTACCGGCGGACTTCTTCTGTTCCCAGCCCGAAGCGAGCGGGATCACGGGATGCACGCGCATCTTCTCGGTGAACGCCGACTTGGTGACCGGCAGCCCGTCGACGCTGGTCAGCTTGAGCTGGATCAGGTTGCCCGAGCCCGTTGCGAACTGCGGGATCACCGTGAACTTCACGTTCGGGAACGACTGCTGGATGATTTCCTTGACCGTCTTGCCGAAGTCGTTGGTCTTGGCCAGGTACGGCTCCAGCGTGTTCGGGATGCCGCATTCCATCGGAGACGACATGTTCACAAGCGCCGGGAGCTGGGTCTGCAGCTGCGTGTAGAGCTTGAGGAAGTCGTTGTAGATTTCGATGGTGGTGCCGACCGCCCAGGTCAAGCCACCAGCCGTCTTGGTCGTCGGCGAGATTGCGTTCGACAGCGCCGGATCGTTCATGCCGCCATAGAGCTTCAGGCCGGACACGCCGAAGAAGTAGGACGTGTTCAGTGCGCGAGCGAGGGTCTGGTTGCTGGCCTCGGAAAGCAGTGAAGCCCAGTCGATCCGAGCCTCGCCGTAGCGCGCGAGCTCGCGCTCGCCCCACCGCGTGAAGGTCTGGAAATGGAACGACTGGCGCGACACCCAGTTGGCATTGCCGTTCGACTTGCCGTTCTGATTGAAATCGCCGTAGGCCGACGTGTTGCCGGTCATCTCGGTGATCGGGAACGTCGCCGTGTCGGTCGTCCAGTCACCCATCTTTTCTTCGCCGTAGAACTCCGCGGCGACGGTGGGCTGGAAGACGACCTTGATCTGGCTCGGATCGATATAGGTCGAGAACAGCGAGGGGATGCCAGCATTCGGCGCCGAAAACAGCGAAGGCTGGGCGTCCATCGCAAGCGAGGCGGACCGGCGCCAGCCCTCGGGCAGGTATTCCATGCCAGCGGGCAGTTCGATGCCGCCAGCCGACAGGCGGGCGCGATGTTCGGAGAGGCGTGCGGTCAGCATATCAGAATCCCTTGTCCGAGATGACAATGATCTCACCCGAAGCGGCCTTGGTCTTCACGAAGAAGCGCGTTTCATAGGCGGTGGTGATGGTGGCGGTCACAGTGCCCGACGCCGAAGCGTTAGCGCTCAGCGTCGCAGTCCCGGCGCCCGCATTGACGGTCGCAATGGTGGCGCCCGCCGGAATGCCCGTGCCGGAAATCGGCATGCCAGGGCTGAGCGTTCCGCCCGTGAACGAGATTGCAGTCGAAGCATTGGTCGTGGTGACGGAAAGCGTCGACGTCGGCGGCGACCCGGCCGTTCCGAGCACGATGGTGCCGTCCGCATACTTGGCGAAGACCTTCTGACCAATGGTCGGGGTCGAAGGCGCCGTGATGTAGAATGCACCGCCATCGAACAGCGTCACCTCCATACCGGCATTCACGGCGAATGCCGATTCTGCGAGATACGTGGTGATGACTGCGCGCTGGTCGCGGCCGACGAAGCCGAAGCGGGTCGATGCGAGGTTGGGCTTGCCGTTGGTGACAACGCCCGTGGTATCGTCCGCCCAGGCGAAGGCAGCGATGACGACACCGGCGGCGCCAGCGGTCAGTTCACCGTCAAGCGCGGGGACAGTGGACCACGGTCCGGTGGTTGCGAAATCGCCGGGAACGCCAATGGCGAGATTCTGGGCGACGGAAGTCTGAAAGCCAGTCATGTTCAATTGCTCCCGTAGAGTTCGGCGAAGCTGTCGTTGGCACGCTTCACGGCCGCTGCGTCGAAGGTCATGGACTTGGAGCGGGTGCGATCAGCTTCACGCTGCACCATCGCCTTGAGGGTCGTGACGGGCGCGCCATCAATGGCAGCCCGCTCAATGCCGACGCTCTCAAGCGCGAAGGCGTAAACCGCCGCCGCGCTGTCCATACCGATGACTTCGCCGACCAGCGGCGCGACGTCGCGTTTGGCAAGTTCGATGGCAGCGACCCGGGCTGCGCCGCGCGCTTCGGCTGCCGCGATCATCTTCTTGACCGTCGCGGCGTCCATGGCCGGCTTTTTGCCGTCCTTGTCCTCTTCTTCGTCCTCTTTCTTTTCTTCTTCGTCCTCGGCTGTCTTAGCCTTGGGTTCGCTTTCGTTGCCCTCGTCCTTGGCCCCGTCTTCCTTGTCGATCATGTCCTCGTCAGCGGCGAGGGGCTGGATCGCAGCGAGCGCCTTGCCGAGTGCATCCGCGTCAAGCGCGGCGTCGGCGGCGAGGTGAGGGGCCACCAGTTCGGCAACCTTGCCAGCGAGCTTGCCCGCCGCGCCCTTCTTGCCGATCGAGGCAGCAGTGACGCCGGAAAGAACCGGCGCGAGGTCGATCTTGGCATCCGCCGCGAGGAGCGGGCGGACGTGGGCCTGAATGGCCCCGGAAATCATCAGCGCGGTGCGCGACTTGAGCTTCATCACTTCATCTCCGACTACTACGTCCGGCCCCGCACGCCCTTCAATGACGAGTGCGACGTGGTTGCCCATGATCTCCCGCATTACACCGTCGTAACGCAAACCTTCTGGCGTTGTGCCCGGCGTCATGTCCGCGCGGTATCGGTAAGCGCTTGAAAGCTCGCGCTTTCTGTCGGCTTCGATGGCGTCCTGCGCGGCTTGCTGCCAGATCACGAGGCTGTTCTTGAGAAATGTCCCATCGAACTCGGCATCGGTGCCGGTGGACCCGATGATCAGGTCTTCAGGCAAGCGTTCGGGCAGCACCGGCACATGTTCGGACAAGATTGGCAGGTTATTGAACGTGTCCGCCGCGCTCGCCAGTTCGGCGGGATCGCGGTAGAGTTGAAATATCCGATCTGGATCAAGGCCCAGCTCCGCAGCGCCGGGAATTTCGCGCCCGTAATAGGGGCAGACATTGGCCTTCGAGATGTTCGACACCTCGACGTGCAGGAAACCATTGGCATCCCGGCTACGGGCCGATGGCGCGCGGTCCATGGCGAGAAGAAGGGTCTGGGTCATTATGACAGCACCAAGCCGCGCTTGGTCATGACCAGCTTGCAGAAGTTGAAGATGTCCGCGATCTGCGCGTCGGTGAGGGCGGAGCGGTGCTTCGAGACCATCGCGATCCGGCTTGTTCCTGAAAAGACAGCTGACCCAGCGCTGCCGCCAATTCTTTCGGCCACCGCAGAGTTGGTAACGCGGCTAGCCGCAGAGTTGGTGACGGCTGCTGCCAGCACTCCACCATTGGCGGTATAGGTGCTCAGGACACCGCCGGTGTATTTCTGAGCAACAAAGACGAAGGCCGTCTGCGCCGCCGAGCCATAAAGCGTTCGGCTGACAAGCGTTGGGCCCGAGGCGACAACATGCGAAAGTGTCTGCAGGAAACCAGAACCGCTGACCCCGGAGTTCCACTGCCCCCAGACCGGGCGATCTGTGGTGTCCATCTTCTGAAAGATGGCGATCCGAGTAAAGTCCGTCGAAGCTGAGTCCAGGTCGTTGGTCTGGATGAAGTTAGCCGCTGCTGTCGGGTCTCCGGAGAAGGTTGCATAGCCGGCCGCGAAGGTGACGTTGGCGCCCACCGTGGCGTCCGCGCCGCCGCCCGGGATCTGGTTGGTCTTTGACGTGTTTGCGTCGACACCCAGATAGTAGAGCGATGAGAGGTTGGTGGTGACGGGGTATGCCGAGATGTCGACGTAGTTGCTGAAAGTCACACCGGGAACGATGATGTCCAAGCCCATGGCGGCGATCCTTTAATTCGAGAAGGGGTAGGAGAAGGCGACGAGCCAGCGGTTGCGTTGACCAAGATCGCCGAGGTTGTCGCGGATATTGCCGCGCCACTTGTTTGCGTTGGTCGCGTCGGTGCCGGTGTCTGCATATCGAAGCGTGGCGCCGCTCGGGATCGCGGTGCTTGCCACGATCTTGATCGTATCCGGACCGATGATGGTCACCGAAGCAATCGTGAGCAGCGTGCCGCCGCTGTCATAGAGATTGAAGCCGTAGTTGGTCTGCGCGACCACCTGCGTCGTATCGACCAGCAGCTGCCCGGCGGCGACGTTGAACTTGACCAGCGCAATCTTGCCCTGGCGCTTGAGCGAGACAGGACGCAGCGGCTCGTAAGCCGTCTGGTCGATCACCGCGCGCTTGATCGCAAAGGCGAAGTCCCGACCGATGTCCGCCATGCCGGGCGGAAGGTAATGAATGTTGCTGCTGCTGACCTGCCCGTATTGGTAAGACGGGCCGGAGCAGTAGATATAGGGGTAGGTGTCCGCCGCACCGACATACCGCGTGTAGACGCCCCGCGCAGACGCATTCGTAGTCCCGTCGGTGTTGATGCTGGGATATTGCTCCCAAGTGATCAGCGGCACTTCGCCCTGGCCTTGCACGATCGACTGCGCCTGCGTGCTGATGTAGGCACGCATGGCCTCAAGCTGCGTGGCGTAGGGCGTTGCGATTGCCGAGTTGCCCTGCAACCATGTCACGCAGAGTACGGCATAGGTCTTGCCCATTGCCTGCGCGATGGCATAGCCGCGCGTGATCTGCTCGATCACCCGCTTCATGTAGATGCCTGCGGGATCGGCCAGATCCTCGATGTATTTGCTGCCCTCGCCGGGATACGAAACGAGCAGCTGAAACGCCTGATCGGTCATGGCCGTATTGTTCTCGGCAAGGATCAGGCGCTTGATTTCGTTGGCCATGGCGACAGCACCAGTTTCGCCCACATTGGCCGTTGTGAACTCCGGCGTGCCGACACGCTGGTTCTCCACGGCCGGAACGAAAGATTGCAAGGCGGTCGCATCCTGGGCCACCGAATACTGCTGACGGATGCCTTCGCCCTGAGCATTAAGGTTGAACATGAGCGTGTCGTAGGGCTGCGTCGTATTGATCACCGGGATCGCATCGAAGCCGCCAGCCCAGCTCTGGCCGTAGTAGATGATATGGTTGATCTCGGCCGGGAAAGCGCCGGGCTTGCGATCCGTCGTGGCGAGGAATGAGTTCTTGCGGAACACGCTATCAGCGCTGAATTTCACCGCCTGTCCGCTAACCATGCGCGTGAGGCCGTTGGCGTCTACGTCGAAGACGACGTGATTGTTCGCATCCTTGATCGCCAGCGGATTGCCAGTGCTCGACTGAAATGCAGTTCCTCCACTGCCAATCTCGATGGTCGGAGCGGTCACCTTGGGAGTGATCAGGCGCACGAGCTCGGTGCTGCCGTCTGCATTGACCCGGACCACCACTCGCTTGCTTGCATCGCTGATGGTCAGCACTGTCCCAGAATTTTGAGCCAGAATTCCAGAAACTTGCGCCACCAGTGCTGATGCCGTCTGGCTGTCGAGGTCGCCAGTACGTTGCCAACCTGCAGGACTGGCCGAATAGGTGTAGTCGCCAGCATTGCTGACCGTGCCACCAACGACTGGATCGGTGTGCGTCCCGGTATCGCTAGCTCGGACGCGAGCGCGGTCTCCGGCCAGCATGCCGGTTGCCGAAGCCAGTGCGCTCCATGTCGCGAATGGAATGGCGTTCTGCGAGCGCGCGAACGTCGATGCCAGCCATGCGCCAGAGGGCGACGTAACTTGTGTTCCGCCAAAGGGAGCAGAACCGAACGATCCGGCATTGTTGCCGCAAAGCAGAAATTGCGAGCCGTCCGAGGACACGGCCCAATATTTTTGCTGGTTTGCAATGATCGCGCCGACCACCGCAGTAAGCGTGGTCCCGGCGGGCAACGTCGCACCGGTCGGGATCGTCACAGTCGGCGGGGTCGTTCCGGATCCCAAGCCCGTGTTGATGATATCCACTCGCGCTGTCGTGGCCGACGTAACGACGAGATTGGCAACCATTCCGGTAATCGACCCGCCGGAAAAGGTCAGCGGATAGGTGCCAACGGTCGCGCCAGTTATGGCCGTTCCGCCGATGGATACCGACGTCACGCCCTTCGGTAGCGTCGAGGCATAGGCATTATCGTAGATCGACATGCCCGAAACGACCGTTTGCACGGCACTGCCGACGAAGGCGCGATCAGAGGAGACCTGTAGCGCATCAGCTTGAGACAGTTCGGAATAGGCTTGCGCATCAAGCGCGGCAGCACGCGCGTCCGCTGTCAGCTGCACCGAGTCCAGATCTACCGAAACAGGAACAAACGACACCTGAGCGCCGTTCTTGAGCGCGATCGCAACACCGCCATTGGACGAATACAGCACCTGCCGCACGAGCTGGCTCGATGCCGACAGCCACGTGCCGCGCCCAACTTCCCACGCGCTCCCCTGTTGGATCGAATAGGAGTAGTCACGCCCGTTGATCAGCGCGTCGGTGCCGCGAAATCCCGTGACAGCCGAGCCCAGCTTGAGCGGCCCAGTACCCGTCGAAGTGATGTTGATCTTGACCAGGTCAACCAGCGAAGACGCCATGAGATGCTCCCTTGTAATCTCATGGTAGGGCGGAGCGCTGGATCAGGTATCGAAGCCGGGAACGATGGGCACCGCGACACATCGGCAATTGATCAGCGTGCCGGGCCACACTTTCCCTTCGCCGTCGCCGAAATCGTGACCTTCGCGAATATCGTAGGCCCGCCCCGAGAACCGGACATGCGGTTCGCGCGGGTGCTTGCCGCCAGCGCTGTGCATCCACTTTGCTTTCGTGATGCCGAGCTCAAGATGCCGGGTGCGGGCCATGACGGCCGTCGCCTTGTTGTTCTGATCCCGCGCGATCAGCGATGCCCGGCGCCTCGTAATGCCGTAGCTTTTCTCCAGCGCCTTGGTGAGCGCGCCGAGATCGCGGCCTTGTGATACCGATTGGTTGACCAGCATCTCGACCTTGGTGAGGTGCTGGCTCGCGATGGACTTGATCAGTCCGACGTTTTCGGCGCGCACCGCGGCGAAAGCATCGCGCATGGCGGGCGTCATCTTGAAGCGAACCGACATGCCGCCCTTGCGCAGCATCTCCGCGAGTGCTCGATCACACCGGGCGCGGGTTTGGGTCGCGAAGTACTCGGCGAGGCTGTCGGCAAGGTCATCGAAGCGTCTGAGCCAGCGCCGGGCGATGCGCGACATGACGAGCTGCAGTTCCTTGGCCGGGATTTCGTCGGCGGCGATGACGGTTTCAGGCTCGCGCTTGTTCCAAGTCCGCTCGATCTCGCGCAGCAGCGTCCGGTGCATTTCAGCCAGCGCGGCCAGTACCCGCTGTTCGTATTTGATGCGGATCGGCGCGGCGGGGCGAATGGGCTTGAGCATGGGTCATTCCTTGCCCAGCAGCGGAAGCGTATCCTCTTCGCCCACCTCGAGCGGTTCGGGTTCCGGCGCAGGCCCGGTCAGGCGGCCAGCATAGAGCCCGCCTTCCTCATCGTTCAGCCGCTCGCGGGCTTCCTCCGGCGATACGATGCCAGCAGTGATGTAAGCCGAATCAGCTTCGGCGTCGGACTTGCGGATTGCCGCCTTGTCCGCGTCCGACATCTCCCACAGGCTTTCAAACTCGAAACCGATCTTGTCGTCGATCGCGCCGAACAGGCTCAGCTGCACGACCTCGAGCAAGGTCTTGAGCCCGGGCCCGATGATCTTTTCCTGATAGCCAGCAATCTTGTCGTAGAATGCCCTGATCTCTCCATCCGATGAGGCATTCAGGCCTGAAGGTGTGACACCAAGCAGGATCACCAGCGGAATGCCTGATACCGACGCGATCTGCTCAATGGCCTGCGACTGCAGCTTGTCGAGGCCCGCGATCGGCGCCGAGACGTTGCTGAACTCTTCGGTATCCTTGTCGATCGCGAATGTTCCGCGATTGCTGCGGGTTTTGTTGAACAGGTCGACCCGGTTGAAGAATTGTCGTTCCGCGCCAGCCACGCCGGTCAAGATTTGTTCCATGTCCGTTGCGAGCACCATGACCGAGAATGCATCGATCAGGTCCGACACCGACTGGCGAGTGCGCAGCCAGTTGTCGACGTAGGGCTTGATCATCTGGCTCAGGGCCACACCGCCGAACGCATAGGCTGGCTTCAACATGTTCGGCATCGGCCGACCGACCATGGTCAGAAGGCGGGAGGCATGCACGATGTTGCCAGAGACGTACCAGGTCGAAGGATTGTAGAAATCTGGCGCGAGCGGGTTCTGCGCCGAGTATGCGCCGGGGTAACACCACATCGGTTCGACCACGCCGAGGCGCTGCAGGGGCCGTTCCGGGCCGATCTTCTTGCTGTCCAGCACCAGCGGGACCGGCAACTCCTGCGGTTTGTCGAAGTCGCCGAAATCCATGAACAAATGGATGCGCCCGAAAAAGCATTCCTTTTCGACAGCTTCGCGGACCAAATGGCGCACGTCGAGCCGGTCCAGTTCAGCGATGATCTTGTCGACCTTGGCCTTGTCGCCAGTGACCTTGATCCACTTGCGGGTGCAGTGCTCCGCCCAGATCGAGGCGACGTGCCGATATTCCGCGCGCTGGCTCAGTTCGGCGAGATAGGGATAGCCGAGAAAGCCCAGCCCCTCATGAGCGCCTTGGTTCGTGGCATAGGAGATGAGCGCGTCGGTGGTTGGCACCGCGTCCATCGCCATACCCTCCGGTAGCGTTCCGGTCATGGGTGCCGCGCGTTGAAAGGTCATTTCGGGCAAGAAGATAGGCGAATTGCCGCGCTCGGCCTCGTACAGCGCGGCTTGGCTGACACGCATCTCGCGCGCGGTTTCAATGACCGTCAGGGCTTGAGGCTGCGTTGCGGTGGTCGAATTCCAGAAGGCGCGCCACGCGGCACGAATGCGGCCAAACATCAGGCCGCGACCTTTTCCCCGGTCCACTGCATTTTCGCGCCGCTGCCATCAATCCACCATAGACGGCGCTTGCCTTCATCCGTGGTGTTCTCGTTGACCTCAGGAGCAGGGTATCCATGCGATTGAGCGTGTCGCGCGATCATCAGGCGTCCCGCTTCCAGCCAGAGATCATCTTCGGTCATCTGATTCATGTCAGACTTCAGGAGCGGCTTAAACTCGCTGACTGCTTTCGGGGGATGGATCATGTCGAGGCCCTCGCTGCGAACGTGTAATCCCATGGTACGCCGCACTGCCTCGTGGTAGGCAGACGCATGGTTCTCACCTTACGCGAGCTGCTTGAGGCAGCGCTTGCGCATCTCGAGCTTGAAGCCCGGGAGCCGCGCGAGGCCATGCTGAGCGAGGAAGAGCAGGAGGCAATTGTCGCCGCCTTGGCGAAAGCTACGCAGCCGCCAGAGCATCGGGACTGATCATCATACCGCGGCGCCCCGGCGCGAAAGCCATCACGAAAGCATCGGCAAGGTTGGGGGAGGGCTGGGCCCCGCCGACGCGGTTCGACTTCGCCAAGTCCTTCTTGCTTTCAACCTTGACGCGGCCGGCGTTGTCGAAGTCACGCTTGGGCGTGCAGAGTTCGTCGATCAGCTGGTTGAGGTGCGGCATCGTGCTGTCGATAAAGACAAGCTCGTCCTGGCTCGGCACCTGGCCACCGTTGACCGCGTTGAAGGTCGCCCGGAACCGATCCGCGAGAAGCCACCAAGCCTGCGCCTTGAGGTTCGCGAAGAAGTCTTTGTTGGTGCGTGGCGGGTGCGAGCGCGCGTAGATCGAATCGGGCCGGAACACGGCTGCACCAGCATTGAACCCGGTATGGCGAACAGTTCGGTGCTGCGTATCCCCGGCGTTCAGTTCGTTGATCTTGGCACCTGTCATCGCACCGACGCCGATGCTGTCGAACATGATTTCCGCGTCGTGCTCCAACGCAAGGTTCCAGACGCGCGTCGCCGACTTGAGCAGCTCATGCTCCCCGGCCTTCCAGAGGTCGGCGTGGTAGGCGAGCGCGCCATGCGCTGCGATTGCTGCATTCTTGTCCGCGCCGCCATCGGCAACGTCGAAGCCGATGCGTTTTTGCCCAACGGGCGCGATACCGAGCTTCTTGTGCGCATCGATCGCGGCCATGACCCACGAGCGCTTGATCACTGCATCGTCGTCGTCGTCGCGCGGGACGCCAAGGTAGATGTGCTCGAAATCAGCCTCGTCTTCTGCGCGAGCCGCAGCGATCAGATCCAGCATGGTCTGCGAGAGAAACGGGTTTTCGTCGAAATTGATCTGCCGCACCAGCGTTCCCGGCGGCGGGTTCACCACAAAGCGGCGCCAGGCAAAATCGGTGCTGAGCTTGGGATTGAATATGATCCAGAACTGCGAGCTGTCCTTGCGCAGCGTAGGGTTCAGGATTTCCCATTGCTCCGCGGTGAGGGCATGAGCCTCTTCAAGCCAGCAGATATCAATGCTCTCGAGCGACTTGATCTCGGAAATGTGCCGCCACAGGCCGTAGAACAGAAACTCCGAGCCGGTCCGGCGGTGCACGATCTTGTTGTCGAGGACGCGGAATTGACGCTGCAGCCCGAAACGCTCGATCTGGATCTTGAGCAGCGAGTAGACCGATTCCTCGATCTTGTTTTGAAACTGGCGGGCGCAGAGGACGCGGATGCGGTAGTTGCAGGCGAGGTAGATGATGAACCCCGCCGCGTCCCATGATTTCGACGATGCCCGGCCGCCGTAGAGGATCCGGTTGCGGATCGGCTCGCCGTTGCCGTTGCGCTTAGCCAGCCAGAACGGCTTCAGCACTGGATTGAGCGTCGGTCCGCGATTGTGGCCGATCTCGGCCTGCGCGACTGGAGCCGCCTGTGGGTCAGGCGTTCCGCTGATCAGCTTCCTTGGCCGTTTCGCGCGAGGCTTGGCGACAACCATGGGCGATCAACCGGCCTCACCGTCCTCGCCGTAGAAGTGACCGAGACCGGACGCGATGTTGACGTTGACCTCTGTGCCCGCAGCTTCCTTGAACGCTGCCACGTCAATGTGCTTGCCGCACATTTCGAGCGCGCGCAGAGCGTTCTTGCGATCGTTTTCGGCATGGGCTTCTTCGAAAACCTGAGCAGCCTTTTCGAGCACCCATTGCGCCGTGATCTTGGTCGCTTCGGCACGCTCCTCCTTGGCTTTGGTAATAGCGGCGGCAACCATAGCATTCGATAACAGGCGGCTTGACTGCTCTTGTGCCGTCCGCGCGCTGTAGCCCGCCCGGATCGCCGCCTGCGTCGCGTTCAGATCGACGAGGTATTCTTCAACAAATCGCAGTCGTTTCGGGGTGAGCGTGGCCATAATCTTCACCTTACCATTTCGCCACGCCGCGAATATCGACGTTGCCCCAAAACCCCCGGCGTAAAGCTTCAAGGAACGGACGAGGCGCTTCCCATCCTTTGGCGATCAGTTCGACCGTGGCGTCGAAATCGGATCGCAGCATGAGCAATTCGCCCAGGTGCTTTGCGACGATGCGTTCATCTCCGCGCCCAAGATTTGCAAACCAACCCGGTCCGGCTAGTTTGACTTCCAAGCGGCCCTGTTCGATCAGCGCGCAAATTGCCTCACGCGAAACTTCACCACCTACTCGGCAAACTTCCGCCAGTGGGATGTAGTTCCTGTCATCCGGCAGCCGGTCTTGCGGTATTTCAGAAATCCACCCAAGCTTTGTAGCGCGGGCGATAATCTGATCATCGGTCAACACCGTATGATTGCGTTTCCAGAACTGACCCTTCGCGTTGGGCGCGCCATCGGCGGTGCAACGGTAGACCGATCCCCATCGGCGCAGAAATTCCGCAGCGCAGCCGGCTCGGCTCATGTCGCGGTGCGCGATCAATGGGCGGGCAGTGAAACCGCGATCGGTGCGCGACTGGCCGATGCCGCGCTTCATGCGGGTCTGCGGACGGATTTCAAGTTCACGGCGCCAGCGAGTCACGGTGGCGAGGCTGGCGTGGTAATGCCGTGCCGCGCCCTGTGAGCCGAGAGAGCGGAGGATCGCAAGAAAGTCAGCTGGGCAGTCACGGCGAAGTCCGACGACAGCGCAACGCTTGCAGCGGCCGCGTGAAGAGCGATTGATCACGACCCCGCAATCCCGGCAGCGCTTGATCTCGCGGCGGTGCTTGCGCAGGCGCGCTCCGACGTTGGTCATGGCAAAGCTCCAGGCGAATAGCGGCAGGTCAATGGTGGCGGACAAGGTCATGCGCCGTCGTTCCGCTCTGCGTGAAATCCGAACGGCTCTGTCTTGCTGCGCTCCGGCTTGCGGCTGTCGAACCAGCGCTTGTTCGCTTTGGGCGCTTCCAATGTCGGTATGTTGGTGTTGCGCGGGCGGTAGGTCATGCGGCGCCTCGACCATGCAAACCGGCTGCCGCATCAGCCTTGATCAACTCGATTTCTTCAGCGCTTGGTTTCCACCGATCCGGAGCAGGCAGGTGGCGATCACGCGGAATGACGTCGACGCCCAGCCGCGTGCGGCGCAGAGAAAGCAGTTCCTCGCCTTCCTTCAGGATCGTCGGCACGATCTGTCCGTGGTGAGTGCAGGTCCGGCGCGCGGCGGCGCAAGCTGCTTCGAGGATGTCGCGGGGAAGGTGCGCAACCTCGCCGGTGGCAACGGTCAGCCAGGCATGCGCGTCCTCGCCAGACATGCCGACCGGCTTGACCAGCGTAAGGCAGCTTGTGACGAGCGCGACGGCCTCAGTGGCGCCCGAAGGTGCCAGTTCCACGGGCTTCGAGTTCTGCAGCAACCTGCCGTCCGATGTCGACGAGCGCGGGCTTGGCAGCCGTGCCACCACCTGTCCGAATGTCTTTGCCATTTGCAGTCCCCTTCAGTTCATCCGGAGCATAGATCGCGCCCCAACCCTTCATCACCGCGTGTTCGAGTAATCGGCCCGGTGGCCATTCACCGGTGGCCAGCTTGGCAATGTCGGCGAGAAAGCCGCGGTACGCCGTGGCCGTGTTCGGCAAGCGCTTGGCGCGGCGGTTCTTCAGGAAGTCTGCCCAGACCGAGCCATCAGCCCAATCCGGCTTGGGGAATTCGCCACCAGCCGGGGCCTTACGCGCAAGTGCGCTCGCGCAGGGGGATGTTTCCGGGTGGGTATGGGTGGGGGGGTTAGAGTTATTCTCATTGGGGGGGCGGGAAAGGGCGGGGGTGGCCGTGACTGTCCCATCCATGTCCCGTGACTGTCCCGTGACTGTCCCGTCCATGTCACGCGTATTGGCGCGTTGACGGCGCTTGCGTTCACGAGCGGCAGCGCGCGTCGCCTCGATTGCCGCATCTCGTTCTTCAATTGCACGCACGGCGATCAGGATGGCATCAAACGGCGCTCCTGCATCAGCCATGGCCTTCATGAGTTCCGAGGTGGTCACAGCGCGTGCACCTCGATCTCAAGCCGCCCAGGTGCTTCCGGCTCGGCATATTCGTACAGCGGCACGAACCGGCTATCGTTCACCTTGAGCGCGTCCGCGATGCCATCGAAGATGGGTTTGCAGCGGTTGCCGAAATTGACCCGATCCCCGCGCCGGTTCGGTGGCACGAAGCGAATGCGCACCACGATGTCACCTTGATCCGGTGCCGTTACCTTGGCTGCGAGAGCGGCAGCCTTCGCCCATGCGCGCCACTTGGCCGTGACGGAGGACTTGCCTCGCCAGTGGCCTTTGGCGTGCCCTGAGAGAGCGGCAGGAGGGAACGGCAACCGGATCATAGGTCAGGCTTCGGCGCTACCGACAAACAGCGGCAGGCCGGTATCAGCCTTGACCTGCTCACAGGCCTCGGTGAACGCGTGCTCGAACACCATATCCGGCCGCCAGAGGTCGAACCAGAACACGATGCCGCCGCCCTGCCTGCGGTAGCGGAACCGTGCGAGGATCTGGTCAAGCACCCGGGCGCGCGCGAAGATCGGGATGCAGATCATGAATGCGTTGGGGAGCACCAGCTTGTTGCCGCTCGCGTCGAGGTGTTCCGACTGGAACACGACTTCAGCCTCGCCGCTCGAAAGATTGCGGGCCTCGCGCAGCGTCGACGCTTCATTGACCTGCAGGCCTCGCGCGATCTCGATCAGCTTGGAAGGGCTGGCGAGATTGCCGCCGGACTTCGAAAGGAAGTCCTTGGCCGCATCGGACTGCGGCTTGTCGGAAGTCACGTCGACGATATGATCTTCGAGAAACGCCGCGAAGTCAGCCATCGACATGGGCTTGCCGTCAGCCTTGCTCCACGCCTTCCACTCGTCGGACAACGGAAAGCTGTAGACCGCCTTGTGCTTGAGGTTGCAGGGGTCGCTCTCGTAGCCAGCAAAGTGGTAATCGAAGATCGCAGTCAGCTTCGGCGCTTCCATATTGTCGACCGCGAAGACCGCGCTGTTGCCGCCCTTGAAGCGGTTCACATGGTCGATGAAGCTGTCCAGCCGCGTGTGGGTTGCCGTGCCGGTGCGGCGCAGCGGAATGTCGCGGTAGGGATCGAGCTGCGACGGGCTGATGATCTCGACCTTGTCGCCGAGAAGTGCCGGCGCTTCAGTCCCATCGCGCGGATCCTTGATGGTGACGATCAGGCCGCGCAGGTGGTCGCTGGCGGCGGCAATGCTGTCGCGAACGATAGCGCCCGCCTCTGTGGTGTCGGTCATGTCTGGTCCTTTCAGGCGCTGCGCACAGTGCGCGGTTCAGCGGTGATCTCGCGGATGGTGCCGAACAGGTTGCCTTGGCCTGGCTTGTTCGGCGTGAAGCGGTTGTCGTCCGTGACCCAGCCGATCGTGCGGCTCACCTTCTCCGGCGGCAGCTTCAGAGTGACCTGCGGCGTGAAAAAATAGACGCCGTCATGCTCGCGCTCGACATCGATGGTCAGCGTGATCTTGCCCTTGACCTTCTTGCCGGTGTCGACGCCGAGCTCTTCCATGTCCGCCGAGAATTCCTGCAGCTTGTCGGCGCAGTCCTGATTGAACGCGCCATCGTTCAGCATGGCGATCAGGTCGGTGAGCGTGGTGACAGAAGGATAGCGCCTGCCGCCATCTGCAGCTCGATCTTCGATGATTTCCCCGGTGTCCGAGTCGTAGTTTTCCTTGGGCATTTCATTCTCCTCGGCGCGGGGTACAAAGGGATCGAGCGTCGCGCCGTCGCTCGTCGTGGAAATGGCGGCGCGGCGCTTACCCACGCGGCTCCAGTTCGGGCAGCGGCGGCAGGCCCATATCGGAGCGCATCAGGCGGGCCTTGGCGCGATACCGTTCGCGGTCGCCAAGACAGCGCAGTTCGGACAGCGTGCGGCCCGCGTCTGACGCGGTGGGACGGCGGCGGAACAGGCGCATCATGCGGCGGGCTCCCGATAATCCTCAGCCCGCTCCAGGCGCTTCCGGCATGGCGCGATCCAGTCAAAGCGGGTGTCGTCCTCGCCGTCGATCCACACGAGCCAGCAATAGGCAGTTGCGGTCGATCCCTCAGGAGCCAGACGGCCCCGATGCATCACTACGCGCTCGGCAAATTGGAGAACAAAGCTGGGCGGATTGACTTTGAACAGGCTCTCGTACCGGCCCTGCCCTTCAAGAAAGGCAGTGCGCACGATCATGGCAAAACCATGCTCGCTGCTGGCGGCCGCGCGCGCGATAAACTGCTCGGCAAGGCGGAACGGCGGGTTTGTGATGGTCCAGTCGACCATCGGCGGCACCGGGCCCCACAGATAGTCAGCCACCGGAAAACCTGCGCCATAATCATGGACGTCCGCGGCTTCGACGGTGCCGAAATACTCGGCCAGCGGGCGCGCCATGTGTCCGCGATTGGCAGCGGGTTCGCGGCAGGTCAGTTCGCAACAGTCATCCCGTTCCGGGCACCAGTTGCGCACCAGCCATTCGCAGAGCGCGCGGGTGGCCCACGGGGGGGTGGGAAAATCGTCCAAGCTGTCGTGCGCCTCATGACGTTGCTGCATCACGGCCGAGGATCGGTTCTGGCTCATGCCGCACCCGCCCGCACTTGCCCGGCAAGCTGCTCATATGCGGTATCGGACAGGTCGAAGAGGCTCATCACCTCTTCGCGCGAAACGCCCTTGGCGATGGCCCGGCGTGCCTGATCATGGCCCGCAACCTGCGCGCTGAACTTGCCATCGCGCTCGGCCAGCATGGCGAGGATGCGATCGCGCAGCGTGGCGCTCCCCTCTTGCATCGCCTCACGGTGTGCAGGGTCGTTGCCGCCCATCTGGCGCGTCATGCCAGTTTCTCCAGCGTTTCAGTCACCAGCGGATTGCGCGCGGCATACTTGGGGAGGTTGTCGATCAGGTGCTTGATCGAACTGTGATCGCGGCCCAAACGGCGCCCAATCTTCTGCAGGGACTGTCCCCGGCGGCGCAGCACAGAAGCGACAACGCAGCGCGCCTCGACCGCCGCAGTCTCGTGCGACCGGCTCAGCACGTCCTCGGCGCTGATGTTCATCAGCTGCGAAACCTTCTTGACCAAGGCGCGCGTGGGATTGTCGAGCTTGGTTTCCCGAAGCCGGATCCGATGCTCGGCGCACAGGCCAGACGCGTTCTTCCGGTCCAGTCCGACCTGGCACACCGAACAGCGCTTCGTGTTCGGGTGCAGGAACGCCCGCACGCAATGGATGCAGCGCCCGGTCTTGTTCCGGCGCACGTTCAAAGCACCGCCGCAGTCGGCGCACTGGTGCTTCGACACGCGCGGATTGGATGCAACGCGCTTCACGTTGTCGTTGATGTGCGGCATCCCGAGGGGCGGCAGACCGCGCGAGATCAGGATGCTGTCGCGCAGCTTCGCCGATCCGCGCGCCATGTCGCGGAAATCGCAGAAGTCGGCATAGCGCAGCGCGGCGTTGTCGGCAGGCGCGTAGGCTGGGCGGGCGCTCATGCTGCCACCCGCAGACGCTTGCGTTCCACCGAAAGGATATGCGCCGAAAGCCCCTCGACGCAGGCCTTGAGCGCAGGCAGGCTATCGAGCTCGCCCTTGATGCCTTTGGCCCGTACCATCGCCGCCAGTGCGTCGGAAAGCAGCGCCACCGGTTCGCCATCCTCGCTCGGGGGCGGGGCGTAGAGCGCCTGAAACGGGGCAAGGAACTCCTCGCCAAATGCCGCGGCGATCCGGGCCAGCGTGACAGACCCGATATCGTTCTTCTCGTTGCGGATGTTGGCAACGGTGCCGGCGGAGATGCCTACGCGATCGGCAAGCATCTGGTCCGTCAACTCATGCTCGCGCTGGATATCGCGGATGATGTTGGCCGCAGCGCGGCGCAGTGATTTTGTGTCCGGCAAAGCGAAGGGCAGCAAGACATTGCGGTCAAGCATCGGGTATTGCTCCATTATGGCTGGAACAGGGAACATCGAAGAAAGACGGGACCGCAGGGTATTGGGGGGCTGCGGTCCCGCAGGTGCCCAGCGGCGGTTGCATGTCGCCGGGGGGAGAGTTCATTGGCGCGGCTCGCGGTCGTTGAAGCCGGTAAACGGGCCGAAAGCCCAAGCCGCGAGACAGGCGAGGGCGATCCACCACAAGGCGATCACGATCAGGGCGTCCGTCATCGGTCAGTGCCCTCCGGCGGCGCAGATTGACTCCGCGCCGCCTTCGGCCATCCTGTCGGAGCGACCCGAGACAGGAGAATCAAAATGTCTGAAGATGTACGCGTCACCAATTGGCCAGCTGGCGGCTCGCATCAGGCAGTTGCGCTTGAGATGTGAAAGATTTTGCGCGCGACACACTACGAAGCGGCAACAAATCTTGACGACGATGTCGCCTTGTTCACCCGATGCCTTAGGGTCGTATTTGGAAAATCCGATACTACGTCCTGAAGGCAGCGTCGACGGCGTCGAGCTTGAGCTTGGCGTCGTCCTGGCGCTCGCCGGTGACGAAAGCGTAGAACGCTTCCGCGTCGGTAAGGTCGCGGCCATTGCTGAGTGCAAGGGCAACGCAATCGAGCGCAACGCGCTGTTCTTCGATCGTACGCATGTCGTTTCTCCTTGGGGAATGGGGCCGGCCATCGTCACGCCGCCGACTGGCTGGGGCGCTGAGCGATGTTGAGCATGATACCCTTCTCTCTCGCGAGGGCTTCAATGCCGGGGATGCGCCACTTCGGGATTGACCCGGATGACTTCCAACTCGACACGGTGGTCGGGGCGAGATCGAGCGCCACAGCAACAGCAACAGTGCCGCCAAGAGCCTCAATGATGTCCGAAGGTGTATCCATGCAGGAGAATTACGATATTCGTAAGCTGCCTGCAAGGGGAAAAGTTACGATGTCCGTTATCGACGGGGGCTTACGATTTTCGCATGGTGTCCCGATGGTCACTCATGACGACATCCGCGATGAACTGCTGAAAAGGCTGGCGGAAAAGCGCGTGACCGGCGCTGGCATCGCCAAGCTTTTGGGTATTCCAGCCCCTCGTGTGGCGGAAATCAAAAAGGGCACGCGGCGCATTCAACAGAATGAAATGCCCATCCTTGCTGAGTTTTTCGGGTTGGGTGAAATTGACAGTCCGAGCGTTGATACGAATGTCGTTTGGGTACCGGTGATCGGCATTGCCGCAGCCGGCAGTTGGCGAGAGGCGATTGAAGTGCCCGCGTTTCTTGTTCCACAGATCAAGCGAGCCGGGTGCAACCAGGCTTTCGCGGTTCAGGTTGATGGCGATAGCATGAATCAGATCCTGCCCGAGCGGTCTTACGCCGTGGTGGATCCCGATCAGAGAGAACTGCGCAACAACCGCGTCTACCTGATTCAAAACGGAGGCGGGGAAACGACCATCAAGCGCTTCTGCACGGAGCCCGCGCGGTTTGAGCCGGTATCATCGAATCCGATGCACAATGTCATTCACATTGGAGAGCACGAGATCACGGTAATCGGCCGCGTGGTGTCGTTTACGAGTGACGAAGGGTTGTAGCTGATGCGGCTAATCCTTGAAGCCTATCGCTGGGTCACGCTGTTTGCTTTCTGGGTGTCGTTTCTGTTCTTGCTGGTGCCGGTCGCTGCGTTTTTCATGCCTGGCTATCATGTCGAGTACGGCCCGTGGGCGCTGTTCGGGTTTGCCGGCGTTGCTTTCACCTTTGCCGCGTCCGGCCTGAACGTCATCGGCATCGCGATCTACGACCAGCTTCGCGCGCTCACCACAGAGGCCGAGTACGCGCGCACCGAAATCGCCTATCTGCGCGAGGAGCTTCAAGGGCGTGACTAAGCGGCTGAGGCTACCGCTTGGCACGCCAGCGCCGGGCGATGGCAAGATAACCCCGTCGAAAACACCGCTCTACCGGGGCAATGAGCCGGAACACGAAATAGCCTGCGGTAACTGCGACACGGTTCTCTTCGAACGGATGGGCGAAGAAGGGCTTCGGCATCACCTTAACACCGTCAACCGCTGCGTGCTCCAGTGTGTTTGCGGCGCCTATAACTTCTTGCCAGTTCAGACACGCATCTAGTTCCAGGCTGGTCAGCGTGCGCGACCACAAGTAGGTCTTCCCGCCCGGAATATCGAACGGCGGACCCACATTCTCACCCTTGGCCCTAAGCTCCCGGATGACTTCGGCCCGAAGTGCAAGGGCTTGCTCGTGTATCACGTTGCATGCGCACCTGTTTTCCATTTCCATTTTCCTACAGCCCCACCGCTCGGCATGATCGGCATGAGCGTGAGCTATCGATTTTCGCACATTGAAACAAGAAAATTACGAAAACCGTATTGACGTATGGATACGAATATCGTAATAAATCTCCAACAGCCGGTGAGCCGAAAGCGCAGACCCGGCCAGTTTGGAGACTTCCGATGGCTACACCTGTCACCACTGCTGAACTGATCGCGATCCTCGCGCCGTTCGCTGGCTACAAGCTCAACCCGCCGCGCAGCCCCGAGGGCTATCCCCGCCAGAACGTCGCGGTCGATATCTACGCCCGTGCCGAGCACATGATCGATTGCGATCTGCGCGGCGTCGATGCGGATGGCGTCGGGGTGTTCTTCTACAACGCCCGTGAGGTCACACCGTGGGACCGCATCCGCGAGGTCCGCGTTGCTGGCCTTGATGCCGATGGCGAACGGGTTTCGACGCGCGTATTCCAGCACGTCGGTGCTGTGAAGGTGGCCGCGTGAGCGCGCCAGCACTCGCCGTCGACATGTGGACCTACAAAGGCTGGTCCATCAGCGCGGACTACCCGCCGATCCCGACGCGCGCCTTCGATTGGTCCGCCACATCGCCCGATTACGACGCTGATTGCGATCAGGACGGGTTCCATCGCTGCGCCGGCCAGACCCTTCACGCCGCGACCTACGAAGACCTGTTGCAGGCCATCGAGGACGCCATTGTCGATGGAGTCGACGCATGAGCGACACACTCATCCAGCGCGCTCGCGACATCGCGGCGGACCAGTACATCCGTTTGGAAGTAAAGCGCCCAACGCCCCTCCGTACCTTGGAAGAATGGGCACCGCACGTCGCTGCCTACAGCGACATGATCCGCCAAGGTTCGTTCGACCGCAACATTGAAGTGCAGACTGCGCTTGCCGTTTTGCGGAGTGTCGCGTGATGGGCAGCCTCACCAGAACCGCCGCTGCCTGCGCCGCCGCCGCGTTCCAGCGCCACACCTTCACCGCATGGCAGACCCTGACCGGCGGGCAGGCGCACCCGGTCGATACCGGAAAGGCCGAGGCGCTGGTCGAAGCAGTCGCCAACGCCGCGCGGCTCTGCCCGCACAAGGCGACCCTGTTCGTTCTGCAGCGCGACGAGCTGACCGGCGCGCAGGTGCTTTCGGTCAGCGCGATCAAGGCCCGCAAGGTCTGGCGCAAGTGCCCGGACAGCCTGATCACCAAGCAGGTTTCCGAAAGCTATCCCGCCGAGATCACCCAGGTCCGCATGTCGGCCTTCGCGCCGTGGTCGTTCGACGTGTTCGCCGATCCGGTTGGCCGCGGCGCTGCCGGGTGCGTGGACATAGCCGCCAGCTTCGCCAGCAAGCACAGCGAGGAGGCGCACTAGGCCATGCACCCCGCCATCGCCCTCATCCGCAGCCACCCGCGCGAGTTCTGGCCGGTCCTCTGGGCCATGCCTGCCTTCGCCGCGCTGTTCACTCTCGTCTGGATTGTCACGCCATGAACCGCAGTCCCATCGCCACGCGCATCATGCCCGGCCTCTACGGCACGGAAATCCGTGTTCCGGCCTACGTGGTCGCCCAGCCTCGCAAGCGGGGCGTCATCACCGATTGGCTTCGCGAAAAGCGCGCGGCCGCCGCCAAAGGAAGCAACTGATATGAACGCACCTACGAGAATCACCGCTGGCGTTCCGGCTGTCTATGCCAAGATCGCTGCCATCCAGGCCGAGCTGGCGCGCACCGGCATTTCCAAGTCGCGTCGCAATCAGCAGCAGGGCTACCAGTTCCGCGGCATCGACGAGATCTACGATGCCTTGTCGCCGCTGCTTGCGGCCAATGGCCTCTGCATCCTGCCGCGCATGGTCAGCCGCGAGGTTGTCGAGCGCACATCGGCGAAGGGTGGCGCGCTGTTCTATGTCACCGTCGAGGCCGAGTTCGATTTCATCGCTGCCGAAGATGGATCGGTGCATGTCGTCCGCACATTCGGCGAGGCCATGGATAGCGCCGACAAGGCCACGAACAAGGCAATGTCGGCTGCCTACAAATATGCCGCGCTCATGGCTTTTGCGATCCCGACCGAGGGTGACAACGACGCCGATGCCACCACGCACGAGGTTCAGAGCCGGGGCAATACCCAAGCTCCGAAGGCCGAGCCGCGCCAGCGGCAGTCGGCAGGCATGTCGGATGCTTCGTTCGCGAAAATCACAGGCCTCTTGCAGGCAACCAACACCGCGCCCGGTGTCATCATCGAATATTACAAGGTCAAGAACCTGCGCGAACTTAGCAAGGCGCAGTTCGATGAAGCCGTGTCTCGCCTCGAAGACCGTCTCGCCAAGGCTGCTCACGAGCAGACCAACCAGCAAACTCAGCAGCAGGGCGGGGATTTCGATCCTGCGTCGCTCGAGAACTGCCCCTTCTAAGGAACCCCGGCATGCTGACCCACTATCAGTCCAGCAAGGGCGCTATCGCGATCAATGGTATGCCTTTGCGTTACGCTAGCAACGCCCTCGCCAAGCTCCGCCGCGATGAACCCGAGCGTTCCGGGGAGATCGAAGCGCTGCATGCTCACGTGACGAAGCTTGAGGCTGCCGCCGAAGACGCGACTGCCGTCGCGGTTGCTCCGCCTCCGATCGGAGACAATGGCGGGCCGCCGATCGAAGAGTCGGGGCCAAAACTCACGACGTGGGACGCAGTGAAGACCAACCTTGATGATCTGCTCACCGAGGCTGGCAACTGGGCTGATGGCATCGATATCACCAACCAGGATCAGGCCGACAGCGTTGGCCGTTTGCGGGGTCTCCTGCAGCAGGCCGTGAACGCCGCTGATGACGCGCGAGTGGCGGAGAAGAAGCCGCTCGATGATCAGATCGCGGAAATTCAAGACCGCTACAACGCCTACATCGCGCCGATGAAGAACCGGCAGCCGGGCAAGGCCAGCAAGGCGATCGCCGCGCTCGGCAACCTTTTGACGGTCTGGCTGAACAAGCAGGAAGCTGATCGTCGCGAGCGTGAAGCCGCTGCTGCAGCCGCCGCCGCCGAAGCTGCAGCAAAGGCGCTGGCAGAGCGGGCCGAGGCCAAGGAAACGACCGACTTGGCCGTGATGGAACGCGCGGATGAAACACTCGCCGCCGCAGAGGAACTTATCCGTCAAGCCAAGGGCGTCGCGCGGGAGAAGGTCAGGGCAGGCGGTGGTGATGGCCTGCGCGCTCAAGCGCTGCGCACCTCTTACGTGGCCGAGCCGAGTGGCGAGAAGGACGCGTGGACCGCTGCGCTGCGCCACTACATGAACCACGAGCCCGAGGAGATCAAAGCCCTGATCCAGCGGCTTGCGAGCGCCGATGCGCGCGATCCCGGCAAGCGTGCGCGCGGCATCCCCGGTTTCATCATCCGCGAAGTGAAGGAAGTCTGATTATGGCGAGCGTCAACAAGGTCATGCTGATCGGCAACTTGGGGCAGGATCCCGAGGTCAAGAGCTTTCAAAACGGCGGCCGTCTTGCGGTCCTGCGCATCGCCACCAGCGAGACGTGGAAGGACAAGGCCACTGGTGAGCGGAAGGAACGGGTTGAGTGGCACACCGTCTCGATCCAGTCCGACGGTCTTGTCGGTGTCGCCGAGCGCTATCTGCGCAAGGGCAGCAAGGTCTACATCGAAGGCCAACTGCGCACCCGCAAGTGGCAGGCACAGGATGGCAGCGACCGCTACAGCACCGAGGTTGTGCTTGGGGGGATCGGGGGCTCGCTGGTCATGCTCGACGGCGCCAACAATGACAGCGGGCAGGGCGAGAGCCAGCGCGGCGGACAGGCGCGCGGCGGCACGGGCGGCGGGGCAGGGCGGTCCGGTGGCTTTGGGAGCCAGCAGCGCGGCGGTTTCGCCGACGACGACCTCGACGACGAGATTCCGTTCTGAGGAGCGTCACCATGGCTGATACCGAACCCCTTCTGTTTCGCGTTTCCCTTGGCACCCTGCGCCCGATCAACGGCGCGGCGGCGGAAGCACTCAAAGCCGTGGCCGATGGCTCGATGGTCCGCATCGAGATCAAACGGACGCAGGGCAATGTGCGCCGGATGGCTTGGTATTGGGTCATGCTGAAGATCGCGATCGACAACCTTGCCGATGCTTTCGACGGCCCGGTCACGACCGCGATGCTGCACAAGTGGCTGAAGCGGGAGGCTGGCCTCGCGCGGCCCATCGTGTCGCGCAGGACCGGAGAAATCCTCGACTACGACTACGACAGCATCGCCTTCCACAACATGCCGGAAGGCGAGCGCGCGAAATTCGTCGACTTTGCCAGCGCCAAGCTTGCGGCGCGCCTTGGCTGTCATCCCAGTGAACTCACCAGCGAAGCGAAAGCCGCAGCATGACACACGCCGCCCCCTTGCCGCCGATCACTGCACCCGCCGACATCATGCTAGAGGCCCGCACGAATTGCGCCGCCCGGGCGACTTCGCGCGGTAAGCCAGAGCTTGCCGACGCATTCATGCGCTGCACACAGGACGCAGGCTGGGCGATCCGCCACGAGGTTGCCAAGCTCCTGGCGGAGCGGGCGTCGTGACATGCCCCGCAACGAAGGCATGCAGCCCGGTGCCACGAAGGGCAAGCGCGTCCGCGTGCGCCTCAGGAATGGCTACGACAGCGCGAACTACGACCCGCCGCACTGGCCGGCCGACACGCTGCGCTGGACCATCAGCACCCCGCCACACCCGAGCGACATCCTCGCTTGGAAGCTGGCCGATTGACACTTTCCACGAGGGGCCGGGCGGCCGACGCAAGACAGGTCGCCCGGTGATTTTCAAATGAACGCGATCGCGCTTCCCCTGACAGTCGCGGACATCGTCGCCGAGTATGAAGCGAAGGATCGCGCTTTGGCCGCCGAGATCAAGGCGCTCCACGATGCCTTCACGCGCCTCGATCTCGCGACGACAGTGCAGGGCACCTATGTCGAGCGGGTCGCGCAGAAGCCTTACCTGCATATCGACACGCTGCGGAAGAACCTGCTCAAGTCGGGCTGGCGCGCGGTCTATGAACGCCTGCAGATCGACAGCATTGCCAGCGCCAAGGATCGGAAGCTGTTCGATCAGGCGCTGGCCAATCCGCCGCCGCTGTCTGTCGAAACGGCCAAGGCCACCTTCGGCGATTACCTGATCCGCCCGCGCTTCCACATCTTGCGCGGTCTGGCCGAGGCGTTCTGCGCGCTCGATCCGGCCTACAAGTCGCACAGCCGGGTGCGCATCGGGGTGAAGGGTCTGCCCAAGCGCGTCGTGCTGAACAACTGGGGCGGCTTCTCCAGCACTTACGGGCGCGACCGGTTCCAGGACATGGCCAACGCGCTCGCCGCGTTCCGCCGCCAGCCGCGCGTCGAGTGGTGCGAGATGCTCGACATCGATGAGCAGCATAAGCTTGGCAGCGATGCCGTGATGAACGGCCGCACCATCAAGCGCTACAAGTCGGCAGGGCAAGAGGAAGAGTACCACGCGCCGGACCGCGGCCTCACCATCCGCAAGTTCGGCAATGGCAACGCCCACGTCTATTTCGATCACGACGCCCTGCACGCCGTCAACCGCGCGCTCGCCGAGTTCTACGGCGAAGTTCTGCCCGATGCTGAACCCGAAGGCGTAAAGCCCAGCGCGAGCACAGCGGTATCGAAGGATTTGCAGTTTTACTGGTCGCCGCCCAACGTGATCGAGCGCGCGCTGGCATTCGCCGGCGTGCCCGACTTGCGCGGATGGCGGCACAATCGGCCCGCGCCGATGAAGGTGCTTGAGCCGAGTTGCGGCGATGGCCGCATTCTCAATGTGCTGCGCGCCTATGGCCATGTTGGTTACGGGATCGAGTACCACCCGGGCCGCGCGGCCGAGGCGAAGGCCAAGGGGCATTCGGTCTTGTGCGCCAACTTCCTCGATTGCGAGCCGATGCCGTTCGAGACGGTGGTGATGAACCCGCCGTTCTATGGCAGGCACTACGTTCAGCACGTCCGCCATGCCCTGCGCTTCGTCCAGCCGGGCGGAGTGCTGGTGGCCATCCTTCCCGCCACCGCGCGCTACGACCACGGCGAATTGACCGGGGAATGGGAAGACCTGCCCGTCGCCAGCTTCGCCGATGCCGGCACCAACGTCCCCACCACCATGCTCAAGATCAGGAAACCCGCATGACCAGCTTCAGGGAAGCCGCGCGGGCCGCCCCGCCGCTCACCGTGCATGCCGTTACGCATGAGGGCGTCGATCTGACGCTGCAGTCGTTGCGGGCTTATTGGGGCAACCACCAGCACTTCGCCGTGGCATGGTCTGGCGGGAAGGACAGCACCGCGCTACTCACCCTGATCATCCACCTGATCGATGCCGACTATCTGCCGCAGCCCGAATGCCTGCATGTGTTCTACGCGGACACCCGGCAGGAACTTCCGCCGATCCAGCTCGCCGCCGAGCAGATCATGGCGCGCCTCAGCACCCGCAACTGGATCAAGTTCCATGTTGTGCGCGCCCCGCTCGACAAGCGCTTCATGGTCTACATTCTCGGGCGCGGCGTGCCACCGCCGAACAACAACACGCTGCGCTGGTGCACCCGGCAGATCAAGGTCGAGCCGATGGCGGCCGCACTGGCCGAGGCCATGGCCGAACTGCCCGGCACCGCCCTCATGCTCACTGGGGTGCGCCAGGGCGAAAGCGCGATCCGCGATGGCCGAATTGCCATGTCGTGCTCGAAGGACGGGGCCGAGTGCGGTCAGGGCTGGTATCAGCAGGTGCTGCCCGAGGCGAAGGGGATCAAGGGCCGCATCGCCACGCTCGCCCCGCTGCTGCACTGGCGCGTGTGCTGGATCTGGGATTGGCTGAAGGTCTTCGCGCCTATGCCCGAATTCGGGGGCTGGCCGACACAGATCCTTGCCGATGCCTACGGTGGCGACGATGCCGAGGAGATCAACGCCCGCACCGGCTGCATTGGCTGTCCGCTCGCGTCGAAGGATACCGCGCTCGAAACCGTGGTCGCCATGCCGCACTGGGCGCATCTGGCACCGCTCACCGAACTGAAGCCGCTCTATCGCTGGATGCGCAAGCCGCGCCAACGCCTCCGCAAGAGCGGAGTGGAACGGCTGAAGGACGGCTCAATTGCCAAGAACCCGCAGCGCATGGGGCCGCTCACCTTGGAGGCCCGTAGCGAGGCGCTGGAGCGCATTCTCGATATCCAGCGCCGCGCCCGCGTCGATCTCATCAACGCCGAGGAGGAGGCACGCATCCGCGAACTGATCGCCGCGCGCACGTTCCCTGACAAGTGGGATGGAGACGAGCCACGCGCCGATCTCTGGCTTGATGCTGTTTACGGCGACGGCACCAGCCAGCCGATCCTTTTCAGGGAGCTCGTAGGTTCATGACCGGCCTCATCATCGACAACTTTGCCGGCGGCGGTGGCGCCAGTACCGGGATCGAGCAGGCGCTCGGCCGCATGGTCGATATCGCGATCAATCACGATGAGCAGGCGCTGCGGATGCATGCAGCCAACCATCCCGGCACGCACCATCTGCAAAGCAATATCTGGCAGGTCGATCCGCTTGACCGGCACAGCGACGATGCCCGCGCCACACTGGACGACTACGGCCCTGAGAACCCGCCACCCGGAATTTGGGTTGGCGTCTCTGTCGAGGATCAGCAGCGTGCGGACGAGCGCGTGGCCGACTTCCGCAACACCCCGGCGGCGGTGCATTTCGTCAGCTACGAGCCTGCGCTTGGCCCGGTCGATTGGTCGGGCTGGGGGTTCGTCGACCAGATCATCGGCGGCGGCGAGAGTGGCCCGAAGGCGCGGCCTGCTCATCCGGACTGGTTCCGGAACACCCGTGACTGGTGCGCGGCATTCGGTGTCGAATACTTCCACAAGCAGAACGGCGAGTGGCAGCCCAGCGAATTATGCTCGATCAATTGCAAGGCCGAGACGATCATCTTCGACGCCTCGGCCAGTGTTTGGCGGCATTCACATGATGGCGGTTGGATCGGCGATCAGGCCATGTGCCGTGTCGGCAAGAAAGCAGCCGGCCGCCTGCTCGATGGCGTCGAACACAATGGTATGCCTGCATGAGCGCCGCACCAACCTATCTCGCCGCAGGTGCGGACATCAGCTCGTGCGAACGCTATCGCTATAGGCTCTGGCGAGAATGGCGCAACCATCCCGCACCTGCAATGTGGGACATGTGGACCGACGATCTTGGCCTGCCGGTCGTTGATGGCGCCGGTGAGCAGCTTGGTGAGCCGCTCGCTTGCGTGTTCGTCATGCTCAATCCGTCGACGGCCGACGGCCACACCGATGATCCAACGGTCCGGCGCTGCGTCGGTTTCGCCCAGCGCCTTGGGTTTGATCGGCTCGAGGTGGTCAACTTGTTCGCCTACCGCGCAACAGACCCGCACGAGCTACTCGCCCTTGGGCACCAGGACGATCCTGTAGGCGTTCGGAACCAGCGGGCGGTGGCAAAGGCGCTCGATAGTGCGGGCATGATCATTTGCGCTTGGGGAGCCCACGGCGGGCATCTGGGGCAGGATCAGACCATTCTGGGCTGGATCGACACCAGCAATCAACGCGGCGCGCCCGTGATGGCGCTCGGCCTGACCAAGAATGGTCACCCCCGGCACCCGCTATACCTGGCCGCAGACAGTCAGCCGATTGCGTTTGAGGGATTGCCGGCATGACCTGCGAGCGCGTCACTCCCCCCGGCGGCGGCACGGCGATCAAGCGCGCCCCCGAATACGTGGCCTCCGGCAAGGAAGTCCTGCGCGACGGCGAGCACTTCGCGGACATGCGGTCGCCCGGCGCAGCGGTTGCGGCCGCACTGCTGTTCAACAGCGGCGTCCTGATCTGCCAGAACGTTGACGAGGCTGAATTTGCGCTGGTGCGCGAGGAGTTGTGGGGATGAGCTACGCCGAGAACACCGCCGTCTCAGTCGAGCGGTCGATCTCCGAGATAGTCACGCTGGTGAAGCGCGCCGGCGCCAGCCAGATCGGCCAGATGGACGACGAGGCTTTCTACGCGATCCAGTTCACGCTCGCCGACAGGATGATCCGGTTCCGGCTGCCGTGGCCGAAGCTGGACACGATTCCGACGCACAATGGCAGGCATCAGGCGCTCACCCTGACGCAACGCCTGGACAAGCTCGATCAGGTCAAGCGGTCGAAGGCGCGCGCGCTGTTGCTGGTGATCAAGGCCAAGCTGGAAAGCGTCGAAAGTGGCATCGAGACGATGGAACAGGCGTTCCTTGCCAACGTCGTGCTGCACGGCGGGCAGACGGTCTATGACCGCATCGCTGAGCCGATTGCTCTCGAATACCAGACGGGCAGGCCGACCGTCGCTGGACTGCTGGCGGGGCCGGAATGAGCACTGCCCGCCAGCGCCAGACGCGCCCCAGCTACCCGCCGCCCACCAAGCTCAAGAAGCTGGTCGCTTCACTATGACTGCGCGCGTCCGCTTTCGTGAAGCTGACATCAAGCGCGCGGCTTCGGGCGTGGTCCGCGCTGGCATCCCGATCGCGCGGATTGAGATAGACCACACCGGTAAAATCGTGATCATCCCCGGCCAGCCAATCGCGGCTATGGAATCGGGCGAATGGGCAGACCTAGAGTGAACGTCACGCTACCCCGTTATGCGAGCGCCTATCGTGATCGCCACGGCAAGCAACGCATTCGCTTGCGCCGGACAGGCTGGCCCACGTTGCAGGTCCAACATGCACCAGGAACAGCCGAGTTCACCGAAACCTACCACCAGTGGCTTGATCATGGCCGCATTGAGGTCGGCGCCAGCAAGATCGTGCCGGGGAGCTTTGATGATCTGATCGCCCGGTTCTACCGCTCGAAGGAATGGGCGCAGATCAAGGAAACGACTCGCTACACCTATCGCGGCGAACTCGAGCGGTTTCGCGCCAAGTACGGTGAGCGCAGCGCCAACACTATGACTGCGCGTCATGTGGCGAACCTCATCAACAAGATGGCAGCAACCCCGAGCGCGGCGAACAATCTGCGCAAGCGGCTAGGCCAGTTGTTCCGATTCGCCATTGAGATGGGCTGGCGCACCGATAACCCGGCCAAGAGCGTTGCAGGGCTGCGCATCCGGTCAAAGGGCTTCGCTACATGGCAGGAGGAGCAGATTGCCCAATTCGAGGAGCATTGGGCCGTAGGGACGGTCCAGAGGCTCGCTTTCGACCTTGCGCTCTACACTGCCCAGCGCCGCAGTGATGTGCGCGTGATGGGGCCGCAGCATGTCGCGGGCGGATCGATCCGCGTGCGGCAGCTCAAGACGGATAAGGAACTGGTGATCCCGATGCACCCGCGCCTGATCGAAAGCATACTGGCGACCAAGACCGGTCACCTCGCATTCGTCACGAGTGCGAAGGGCGCGCCGTTCAGCACAAAGTCGTTCGGCATGTGGTTCGCCAAGCAGTGCAGGGCAGCCGGGCTGGTCGGCTATTCCATGCACGGTCTGCGAAAAGCAGCTTCTCGGCGAATGGCAGAAGCGGGCCTCACAAATCAGGAGATCAAGGCAATAACCGGCCACGTCACCGACAGCGAAGTTGCGCGCTACACGCGCGAGGCCGAGCAAGTTCTGATCGCCAAGCGCGCGATGAAAGTCATGAGTTTGGCTAACCTGTCAAATTCTGATTTGGCGCACCTTCCGCAAGGTACCGAAAATGCTTGA